CATTTGAACATCACGAACGACATAATCTTTTCCACCAATCGTTAACGTGAGCTCATTTTCCGCCAAGAGATCGTCAATATTAACTTGTTTCTTCGTCATCTAATTACTCCTACGATCCGCCGATTGCTGCAGTTTCATCACCGAGGAAGTAAAGGCGACTATTTGCATCAGGAAAGGCTCGAAATGTAGCCTCAATTATTCGTTGATTTGATCCATCAAAAGCTATCTCAACATTACCTACAGGAGCAGCAATTGGGAATCGAATCCAGTTTTGAGTGTCTGCAGAAATTGCACCATCAACATACTTCTTTAAAAGCAGACTCTTTCCAGTTGTGGGCGTCGCCTTTTTGGTTCCAACTAATCTTTCTCCTGCGATACCGCTATCAAGACCAAGAGTTAGCTTCGATTGATTTAAAGCTGTCGCGAGACTATCAAGCGTGTAATCAGCCATTGGCACGACGATTTCTGCTCCAGTTCCAGTAATGACCTGATCCTCAGGTTGGGTACCATATTGATCAGACAGCAAATCCGCAACATCCTCAGAGAATGTAACTCTTACTCCACCCTGAGTTTTACCTATATCCACTTCAGCAGCTGCGGTTCCATAGTAGACCCTACAGGGTCCAAGATCTAAATCTGACATAATGTACCTCCTTTAAAATGTTTTTATTTAGGTGGCACTAGCCACTCATCTTTTGAAACAGGTCCGATATAACGAGCAGGATTACCATAGTAAATGCTATATGGCTTTGTCGATTTCGTTACAACAGAACCTGCACCAATTAAGCATTCCTCACCGATTATAACTCCTGGGAGGATAAGAGCCCCAGTTGCAATACGGGCTCCACGCTTAATGAGAACAGGGTCTTGCATTACACCTGTTTTCATGTGTTTTCGGCCATGACGTATATGTCGAGTATTTGTAGTAGTAGCTCGAGCGCCGAAGTATACGTCATCTTCAATAATCGTTCCACGAGCAATGTTTGCAAATTGATAGATATCAACCCCTTGTCCGATTTTAGAATGACCTCGGATCATAACAAACTCTCGGACTTTTGAGTTTCTCGGAATGATAACGTTTGGTCCAATTATTGCTGTGGGATGTATATTCATTTAATCTTCCTTACTGGAACGCCTACATAGGTTCCAGCTTCGAGACAATCTTTATGAACTAATGCCATTGCACCTATGATGACATTATCTCCAATTCTTAGATCAGGCAGTATTTTTACACCTGAACCAATAAAAGCATTCTGGCCTATTATGGTGTTTGTCCTACCTATCTTTTGATCAGTCAAAGTAACAACATGTGGCCCAAGAAATGCACCTGAATAAATAAGTGTTCCTCTAGCAAGAATTACTCCCTGCTTCAGTTTGACATTATGTTCAATATGACATCCCGCACCAAGATTAACATAGTTATCAAGATATACATTATCACCAATGATTACACCTTTATCAATTACGCAAAAGTTTTTGATGGTGACGTTTTCTCCGATGTAGGCTGATGAATCAATAACTGAATTTGTCATGATATTTCACATCCCCTTTCTATCAAATGTTCACAAATAGCTGCTTTAATGTATTCTCTCACTTCATGATTCATTGCCAAAGTAACTTCCATCTTAAAAGGAAGAACATTTTTTGGATTCATAGTTTGATAATACCATGAATCTTTAAATTGCTGCTCCATTTTAGATATAGTTTCAGCTGATAATTCCCTATAGGAGAGAAATCCTTTTTCTTTAAGTTCCTTCACTAATCGGAACTTTCCGTTTGGAAATCTCTCCAAATCTGTTAAAATTGGATCAACAACTTTTAACTTTGCCAATTTAAATGCATTACCAAACAGCGGAGGCTGCTGCTTTAAAAGAAGACTAACATACTCAAAAGACGCAAATGGATAAATAAATTCAGTACCTTTTGAATACCATGGAGACGGATTATCAAACAATTTACGATGTATAAATTCTCTCGTAGTTTCGGTTTTCTTACCGATCCAAACTGAAGTCTCATCACTCCATGTTGCTGATACTCTCTGAATGTTTTCATCGACAGTGATAAATGATTCCAGTTGCAGTTCCGCAATGCTTATTGCTTTACGATATCGATTAATTCCAGCATTAGCTTTGCCTATGGCATCAAACGTCATAGTAGGCGCAAAGAAATCTAAAGGTTCCGCATACTCTCCAATCGGACGTAAGACTACTTCGGGCCATCCGAAATAATCCATTACCTTACGCCATTCTGGAATTTCAGGCTGCACACAATAAAAATAAGTTTCTCCAAACCAATCTTCTCCACGCGCTTCCTGTTCTTGTTTTATGATCGCTAGAAGTAATCTGGTATCATATCCAGAACTTGTTGCCATAACATGGATTTTTTCAGGGTCCCATTGTCTGATAAGAGCCTCCCTCAAAGCGAGAACAGCTTTTTCTGCGGTAGACGGATCAACATCTATAACCGGACTTTTATCAAGTAATGCTTCAATTTGATCTGTCATCTTGAGAGTAATCGCCTTCACTTCTTTGAATATTGTAGATTTATACAAGATGTTATCAGTCCAATACCCACTATCCTCTTCTATTAAAGTAAGTTTTCCGCATGCTATTGCAGCCTCTTGAAAAGTTAGATAACTTATGCCTGACTCAACATCATGATAAATAGGCAACATCGGCAATTGATTGTGTTTTTCATGCATCATGTTGGTACCTCCAAGTTTTTAATAAATAATGGTGTGTTAATAACATTCTTCTGCTGACCATATCTCTCTGCCAGCATCCTTGGTAAATGTAAACACCTAAACCCTGCGCTTTGGAATGCCCTTATTTGAATATCTAAAACCCTAAAAATGTCCCAATCGGAGATCACAATACTGGTTGGTACATGATTACATGGAAGTATCCAACCCCATCCATTATCCCTGAGTGTTCTGCACCATTTTCTAACTTGATTGACATGGTTGTCATCGTCTAAATACCAGAAAGCATTAACCGACTCTCTACAGAATATGCCATCGAAACTATCTACGATAACTTTTAAAGGATTATTTTTATAATCTTGTCGATACATTCTAAACCCTCGACTATCTCCTACATTGTATACACCAAGACTTTTATCAATTCCTGTATAAACAGCTCCATGTTTTTTAAAAACTTCTGCCATTTCAAATCTGCCAGAGCCAAATTCAAGGATAGTTTTCTTCCTTAAATCAAGATCCTTAAAGAAATCCTCGTAAATATTTAAGAAAACTTCCAATGATGCATAACCTTTTTCAGCTAATGTATTATCACCTGAGATTTTATATAATTTCTTTTCCTCTTCAGATATCATAATCTTCCTAAGCCAGGAATAGCATCTGGAAAGTTGTAGCTTAACCAGCTATCTGGATTGTCTATAGAACCTATTCGATAGATGTCTTTTGTAAGATTCCATGGATTCATACAATTCCAGTCGCCTTTGAGAAGTAGGATATTTGAATCTAATTCATCTAAAGAGCCTATCTTACCTCCAATCTTTTGAATCCGCTCAGAAGAAGTGCTATCTAATTTAACTGATACAGGATTAAATAAAATGCCATCTAATTTATCTAAAATTCGTCGAGATATAAGTCGTCCTGCACCGAGTAAGCGATCTGTTGGATATTTTTTCTGTATGATTTCAAGAGGTTCATCTTTCTTAATTCTCAATACATATCTAACGTTCGTACCTACGAGATCATAATCATAAAACTCCATATACCTCACACCAACATCACACCAGTCATGAGATATTAAATCATCAGATCCTAAAATCAGAATTACATCCGCTTTAAGAACTCTCCAGGCATAAGAAATCCCATACTGCCATTTTTTACCTAAAGGTTTATTTTCATGATGAAGGTATAAACAACCTGTATCACGTGCGATATTGAATTCTGTTTCAGAATCACCTATAAGCAAAATCTCAATCGGTATCGTTTGCTTTTGGAGATAACCCAAAACAAATTCTGTAACTTGTTTCCTTTGATGAATGCACATCACACAAACGATCTTCATTCAGGATTCCCCACGACCAAAATGATTACAGGCTTTAGATCATATTTAATAAACTTTGCGACCTTTTCAGGATGAAAATTACCTATCCAACATATACCTAAATCATAGGATGTAGCCATTAAATCAATACACATAGCAGATGCTACACAATCAAAAACATATTTTGAGTGTCCAGATCTTAAGGATACATTCGTATCTTCACCACATATAATAAACGCTGCTGTACAAGACCCTACATGAGATTGATGACAACATGCAACTTGAAGCTCCATTAAAGATTCGGGTTTATCTACAATATATAATCTCCTTCGTGGACCTCCACTTGCATAAGGTGCCTGACTAAAGGCAACTGTTAAGCGTTTTATCAAAGACTTTGGCACCTTTTCAGATCTAAAAGATCTACAACTATGCCTTCTTTGTAATGCTACATTAACTTCCATTAGCAACCTCTAATGCTATTATACAAGATGATAAAGCTGAAAGCTTGAGTTGATTTGGAGATAGCGATCGAAATGATAACAAATCTGTATATTTGGATTTATTACCTTCAAAGGGATAAACTTGTAAATCTATCCCTGCTAAAATCGCAGCAACACCTGCATGATAACGTGCAGTGTGCACCTCTTTAAGGGTTGATATAAAACCAAACGTATGTTCAACTGAAGAGATATATTCATCAAGACCTAATCGAGGTTCGAATACTTGATGTCCTTTATCCTTTTTCCATATAACTTGTATAGATTCCCAATCAACCTGCTTTCGCATACCACTCAAATCTCGATTTTGATATGTCGTAAAACCTCTAGAATAATTAGTTTGACGTATCTTCCTTGGATTTACAAGAAATCCTAAATCTGCACCAACAGACACCTTTTTTCCTGATGCTTTCTCAACTGCTTCTGCAGATCGAGGCCCTCTTGCAATGATTGCATCAACTTCAAGAGCTCTCGGATCTGGATCAATAAAACTCTGACTCATGTAAACATAAGGTATCTTCATATTTTTAGCGGTCTGAATATACGAAGATAAGCGACTACCAAATCCTTTACAAACTCCACCGATGTCGAGAATTACATCTGCCCACTTAAAGGCTTCTTTTCGTTCACGGGGATCGACATATGTAATATAAGAGGCATGCCAAGTATAATCTTTATCAGCAACTAGTATCCGAAGATCAATCTCAGCTCCAAGTTCTTGGAAACCATTAACTGCTCCTGTAATCATTGCTACTCCAGCAAGATCATATGTAGTACATCTCACGACTAAAAATTTTATCATACCGGCCACCATTTAGGATGAACTAATAACTGAGCTGAAGCCCTCTCAAACTTGGCAAACTTATCCACTTGTTTATAAACCTTTTCTTGATTCAAAAAAGGAAAATCCTGTTCAAACCAAGATTTGTGACCATTTAACATGCCACCACGCCATTTAGCTCCAGACTCAGATAGATAAAAAGTAAATGGCATAAAATAAACTTCATTTTTTAAGCCTACATCTCTTAAAGAGATCTGAGGATTTCCCAACGTAGAACGATCATGACTTTCGCTCCAAACATCGAAGTTACGAAATCCCAATTTTCGTCCTTCAAATGATCCATGAGACGAAGAGAAATCAATTTTAAATCCAGCCTGCCTTAAAAACCTAATCGGCTTTTTGACGATGTTTAAAATAGGTTTAGATGATTTATACCACATTGTGACAGCATTATTATGAAAACCAATGCGGTGTCTAAGATCTGTAAGAGTCTTACATTTGGCTAAAAAAGCATTTGTGTAATCAAAGTATCTAGCTGTTGGTAATAGAAAATAAGTCGATGAAATTTCATGAAGACTTTCAAATCTAGCCATTGATATTGCTTTATCGATGTCGTGATCTACGTCATGTCGAATAGCCAATCTCCTTCCACGACCTTTGAGCTCGTGAAAAAAGATGGTTTTAGCTTTGAATCTTTTAATCAATTCGATATACGGAATATCAGCCGGACCATTCATCAGAAATCCTTTGCAACTTCATTACTCCTCCTTCTTGGAAGAGCTGAGTCGTAAGCTCCAATTTGCTGAAGCATAGACGGTACAAGAATCATACTCTTAAATCCCTTCTTTGTGAGCATCTCATTCTTTGGAAGATCAGACGAAAGAGTTGCATGTTCAGTTTCAAGATCGTAAAATCCATGTTCCGGAAAGAAACTCGGCTCGAACATGAACTGAAGATTTACTCCGTTTCGCAAGCGATAGTCGCTATATGTGCCTCGATAAATCTCTTTTGTTTCTTCATTATCATATATCGGATGATTTTCATTATTGAATCCAGAAAAAAGCCCGATATTTGGGTGAAGTTTTTTAGCCTCTCGATATGTCACAATCATCTTTTGAATCCATCGATCGTGCATAATAGAGTCTGGATCAAGAATCATTATAAAATCAAAAGGATCTTTTTCATGCATTTTAAAAGCTTCTCTAAAAAGTCGATTGTAGGCATGTGCCGAAGGCATTTTCTTATACCTCCTCAAAAGTGCAAGTTTTTCTTTGTAATCTGTTTCGAGATAGTGTATCTTGATGTCGTCAAGATGAAATGATTTTAATGCAGTCTCAATTCTTGGATCGGAACTGGCATCATTAAGAAAGAAAATCTCACCTTTTTGAGGACTGCTATGTTCGAGATTAGCCAAAAACTCATATAAAACATGGTAACGGTTAAAGCATGCAATTAAATATGCGACCCTATCATCACAATCAGGTACATCACTTTTTGGAGACTGATAAGACCCAAAGAAATGTCCTTTTACTGGAGGAGATGATAACATCTTTGTCGTCGCATTAATCACCTTATCCACTTGTATGTTCTTCATGCAAATTGGATCTTTACATGAAGTAAAAAGAAGAGATTGAAAACATGGAGCACATGAAATATAACTTCGAACGATTGAATAATCAACAAGAAGAGGATGCGTCTTTGTCGATGGAATTGGACCATCTAACTGTATCACTGGAGTTCCAACTGCATCAGCTACAATAGCAAGACCTGTTGATGAAGCAATCAAGAGATCACATTGTCGAATAATATCTGCGGTTTCTTTGATTGAATAACTCCCCACGAAGTTATGACCTTTACATCCTTTAAGTTCATCGCCAGCTCCCACAAGTATTATATTATATCCTAACCCACTTAAAACCTCTGAAAGCTCAGGAAATTTGGGCCATCCTTTAAGATTTGCTTGATCTGAGCCAGAGCAATTTGCTAAAGCAATAAATTTTGACTTTAAAGGATTTAATACTGCCACCTCTTTTGGATAAAGTATATACCCATCAAAATCCTCCCAAGAAGCTCCGATCATATTAAGATAGACCTGTACTTCATGTATACCTCTTCCATTCCAATCAACATTTCGAGACGTAGCTTGATCAAATCCCCCAAAAAGTCGATTCTGAGCATTCATCGGAACAGACCACTCAGCTCGGAAAATACGATCATAAGCTTCTTCATCATATTCCGTCACTACATTGTCGAAAACATCTGCGGTAAGTTCCTCAGCAGGACTGCTTAAGAATGATTGATCTGTTATTAGATCTATCTCCTTATATCCCCACTGCCGAAGAATCTTTACCGCAGACGTCATGTAAATAAAATTACCTAATTTGTTGTTAAATGCTATTGCTACACGATCCATTGCATAACCTCTTTCCAGAAGAATCCTGCATAAAGATCCCCCACGAAAACTTTTTTAAAAGAGAACATCCATTGACGAGGTGCAACATTTTTGTCAATCCAAAAAACAGGAACATCATAATTCACTGCAAGATTAATTGCAGCAATGACTCCATTAAATCTATAAGTATCGACTTCGTGTATCACAAGAGCTTGGGCATTAATAAGTAATGTTATATCACCATCCAGTTTCAGAATATCTAACCCAAGATGTTCTCCAAAACCTAACAATGATTTAGGCAACGGTTTGCCCATCCAAAAGACTGTAGCTTTTTTGAACTTGACAAGATCAGCTTTAATAACATTACCTTTAGCTTTAGTTTTAGTTTTATCTTTAGCATAATATCTTGGAGCTAAAAGTTCCGGCTTTGCAGACTTAGATACAAAAACAGATTTATGATTCATAATGCCCTTTTGATCAAAAAATTTGATGTAAAAATAAAACTGCCTCGCTCATCCCTATCCATAGGAACTGGGCTTCCAATGACTTCACAATAGAAGATATTTTCTCCCGCGAGGTCGACATCATTAAATCCCGACTTATTTTTTAAGAGGTTATAAACAGTCCATGCCAGAGTCTCCGCTTCAACATAGGATAAACTCTTTACTGCTACTTGGATCGCTCTTGATTCCATCGTAGAGAAGTTTTCCGTTGATCCTGGAATCTCCCTAATGACTACAGATTCCGCAGGAGCGTCTAAAACATCTGCTCCTACAAAAAGATCTATATCCATCGTTAAGGATGTATTTGTATCAATAAATTTTGCAAGATTAACTATTAAGCTCATCTAATTCTTATCTTTCTAAGATGTGGTTGTACCCAAGTAGTTCCGAAATGTCGAAAATGACCACGAACTTTGATTATACGAAAAGCCTGACGAATCCCTGCTGCAACTTTTCGCACATATTCATCTTTAAACATTAACAACTTTGAAGAAAGCCAATGGGAACCTGATCCAGGCGTCGTCCATTTTTTGTAAGGAGTTCCATGTCGAGAAATCCCTTCATGAAGAGAGGCTGCCTGTCTAACTTCTACGACTTCAAGCATTCCTCTAACACCACCTAGAACACTTTCGACTCTTATTTCATGAGCCTCTTTTAAGGCTCCGTCTTTATATGGTACCGTTGGAGGAATTGTAAAAGCGTCTTCTCGAAACTCCTCCATTGCTTGTTGCATACCTGCCTTACTTCCTACAACAACAGCGGACTTTACTTGAATCATTCCGTTGTTAAAAAGGGATAGATCTGTTTCAAGTCGCATTTTCATGACAAGAATACTCTTTTATACATGACTCCCGCAAGATTTCTTGGTGTATGAATATCCTTAACAGGCCGCGTCTCACCATCAAATATGATTTCATCTTCACGAGTAATCGTTTGAGTTGCTTTTAGATATACAACTGTATGTGATTCTTCGCTATCTCCAGCCACAGATCTACCCAAACGTCTCCTTTGAGTGATGAATGCAGGAATATCATCAACCGTTGTGATAGACCTTGATCCCTCAGAAAACGTCACTGTGTTAATGCTAACAGTATGTTTTAAAAATTGATCAATCTCAGTCATTGTGTTTGTTTGTTATCATGCATTCCTTTTTTAAAAGATGGAGATACCAACGTTGTATCCAATACAGTAGCATCCTTAAAGCTCTCTTCAATAGCTCCTGTCCAAGGAGCTCCTCCGCTAAGACCTTCGTATCTTTTAGCCATCGCTTCAAAACGATTATAAATCTCTTTTTGGCTCTCAGAGAAATCCTCAAGACGAAATCTCTCGGGCTTACCTGCAAACAGAGCACATATCAAACGACAACATTTAGCTACCCTTAGATTAAACACTGATTCCTCAGTAGTGATCTCAGTGATCTCTTCATCCTTCAAAAGTTGACGATCTGTATTTGTATCGCCAATCTCAAGTCGGATACGATTCAGTGCCTGATCTAAAGCTGCTTCGTCATATGACCATGTCATAATTTATCTCCTAAGATGTGAGAGGAGTGTAGGCTCCTCCCACATGAATAAATGTTATAGGACTATGAAATTATGGTCCGTCCATCGGCGATGGCATCATCAAAATACACACCGCAGTCCGAGGCTACCAACTTGATATCCTCATACATACTTCCTTCGACTCGTGTTCCACGGAGGTTTTTCATGTACCACTTACGAATCGTGGTTTCAAGTCGTTCGCCCGTATTACCACCATAACGAGGCCGTCTCCAACGGAATGTATATCCTCCGGATGGCCGACGTCTGGACGGTGTGGGAGCGGCATATACCAGCAGTGCATCATATTGAGTTAAAATGTAACTCAAGGATTCTGAACCCTCAGGAGAAGCGGCATAAATTGCTCTTCCGACGAGATAGTTCTTTATCTCGAACACCCGAGCCAGAAGCTGCTCGGTGATGATACCTGCTTGGGTATACTTGAATCGATCCAAGACACTTGCATTGTTCTTAAGTGCCATATGAACCTTCTCTGCAACGATTAGTGTATTAGGCAAAAGGCCGGTTGCTGTACGGACAATTGCCTTGGCAGCGTCAACATCGTCAATTGGTGTTGATGCGGCGAGATCCCAGCACTTGAATTCATTAGAGCCAGGGGTATCAGTTTGACCCGCGAGATCGGTACCCCAGATACTTGCACCGAAGTATGCCGTTGCCCATCGACGTTCCCGACTTAATCTCAGTTTTTCAACGCAGTATTCGGTCGAGTCATCGTCAAGATTAAAGACGTCATCTGCATTGTCCGAGTCATCGTCAGAGTAATCCTTATGGTAGGCATATTCGTCACAGTAAAAGGTTCCAGGTGTTTCTAGGGCATATCCGCCGCCTGCACTTTCGGTTAATGGAGCCCGCTTTTGTGCCTCATCACGAAACCAGTCGTATTTGTTATAAACAGCATATTTATTCGACTGCTTATTACTATATACAACCGGAAAAGCTTTTTCCGCGATATAGGAGCTAGGCTCATTCATATAAGCAATGCTCATATTACTCAAGAGCACGTCAATATGAAGATCTTGACCAGTAGGTTCTGGCATTAGATGCTCCTTTCATTTAAAAGATTAATCAAAGTAAAGTTTAATGCGTTAAAGATTAAGATTTAAACTTCGCCGAATTCCATCAAAACCGTGACGGTATCTCCGGAGTCCCCACCTTCGAGACACATGGCACCGTAGTTGTCGTTATTCGTATCAGCAGCAACTCCTGCGCCAGCTGCATCGGACTTAATCAAACCTCCTGCAGCCACAGTGCCTCCAAGAACTAACTTGGAGAGTCCAACTCGACGAATTTGGCCAGCTCGTCCTGCAGCAGCAGGCTTATTCTGAAGAATGCCTAAAGGAACCTCACCAGCTCCACAGAGACTGAATGTGAAATCAGTGGAAGACATCTTCATGAAATAAAACTGTTTCCCGCTACGATCAGCATCGGCCTTCAATACGCCAATATCAAAAATCTCTAGTTCGACGGCCATAATTACTTGACCTCCTTCTTTTCAGCCATGTACTCCTGATAGAGCTTGGAGTTTCCTTTAATAACAGCCTTCCAAGCTTTAAGCTCGGTGAGGTTGCTATCCTTTTTCATGGCTTCAACCTTCAATGATTGCAGTTGCAAATATGCAGAATCGCTACTTTCTCCATCTCCAACACCACCAACTTCGGAGAAAACACCAGCAGCTGTTAACGCTGCACCCGCAGCTTGAAGACTTTCTTTGTAGGTTTTGAAGATCTCTGGATCGCCCTTTGAGAGGCCCAGCATCGTCTTCGTCAATTTTTCGATATCACCAGGAACGTTATTGTCCTTGATGAATTGGGTAAACTCCATCGTCTTTCTCACATCAGCTTCAGCCATCGCCATAGCCTTTGTGTCGTTGATCTCTTTCGTCAACTTCTCGATGGTAGTTTTAAAGGTTGCAATTTCATCGTTAAGGAGTTTGACCTTGTCATCACTTGAGAGTTTAAGATCCTTAGTGATCTTTTCAGTCAACATCTTTGTCAAATCCTTGGTAAGGCTTTTCGTGAGCTCCTTCGTGAGCTTCTCTCGGATTGCTGCCTCATCGATTCCATCTTTTTTCATATCAACCATTAACTGAAGCGTTTTCACTTCTAACTGCTCCAAGGTTGGTTGATCGTCTTTGCCAAATGGATATCTTTCATCTGTGATCAAAAGTTCGATCATCTTCGCTTTATCCATACTTGAATCTCCTTTCTTAAAGAATTTGGATAACACTTTCTGAAGCATCGAGTCTTGCTTCGAGAACCCTTTTTCAAGAAGGTTCTTGGCTGCATTTTTCATGGCCTCTGTTACATCACTACCATTGAATACAGCTTCTAAAGCCTCCTTGTTAAGTTTACCTGTATGCGGGTTTACCACAGGCAGGTTATTGACATCACTCCAGCTACTACCCTCTGGATCACCGAGTAGACTCTTATCAGCGATCCATTCTTTCATAGCTCGAGATGCATTCTTAAATATTGAAGTATGATCATTTTTTATATTCATTTCCTTGAAATACATATCTCGATATGATTCAAATGTATCTTTATTAACATCCCACGCAATCGTTTCAACTCCTTTATACTTCAATAGACTTTTTTGATCCTTTCTCAAAAGAAACTTCTTTAGATTGGCTGGCTGAAATGCTAAAGAAATTTCCTCTATACTAGGTTTGATCTTTTTAGGCATGGCATTCCTCCTTTTGAAATCTTTTTACTAAATCATCCCATATCTTTTGTGATCTAGCTTTCTCGATCATTTTAGGTTTAAACCTATGCTTTCTATTAGCACAAACTTCTAACCATCGAAGATTAGATAGTTTGTTATCTCGATGCTTACCGTTTTCATGATCTGCTTCGCAACCATCAGGACGTGGGCCTATAAAAGCTTTAATTACAAGTAAATGAACTAAAAAGTTCCTTACACCGTGTTCATTATAAAGCGAAACCTGACAATAATTACTACAAACATTTTGAAGAATCTGCGGTGGTCCAGATCTTTTATAAGATCTTACTCTACCTTGATCAGAAACTTCATAATCTGGATAATCCTTAACTTTCTTCCACTGCTCCATAAACTCATCTCTGTATTTTTAACGGTGTAAATTTACACTTCATAGACTACGTGAATGTTTTCCACCCTCCAGCTGACAGACCAGAGATTTCATCCTTTGTCGCATCCCAAAGATCCTTATTCCAAATCTTTATTGCAACAACCCACGAACCTTTTTTAACTTTTTCATCACCCATTTCAAAATCTACAGGGGCGACATAACATTCAACGATATCTGCTTCTTTATCAATTTCAATTTGATGACTTAATTTAATCATTGATCCTTTTTCGTTTTGCAATCGGATCATATATCCATGAGCAGCTTCCTCAATGTCATCTTTTTCTACAAATTCATCATGGGCATCAACAAAATCAGGTTCAAAAATGATCCCATAAAGGATTTGTTTTTCTTCGCGGCTTTTCAAAAACTTCATTGTGACACCATCTTTTTGAGTGACGGATGCATTAGCTTGTTTGATCGCACTCGCTTCACATTCTTTTCCACCTGCATCAAGACATCTTTGCAATGCATCATTAGCAACATGTACCCACTGTCGCTTTTGTTTATCTGATAAATTCTTATTATGTCTTTCGACATCTGCAACTGTCCAAGGCATATCTATAAACCCCTCTATGTGTAGTTCATCTCCAGTTGGTTCAGACATGAGAAAAATTAGTTTTATCTAACGGTTCAGATGAAACTGGATACATCTCCCAAGGTTTCTCATTTCCATTTAGGCCATCACCCGCTTCATCATAAACAACTTCCCGAGCATCATAATAATACTTTCCTTCAAGTTCGATCATTAACATATTATCACTGTTTCGATCTATCCAATAGTAAAGAATTGGAGCATCTACTTCCATTTGAATACTATACTGCTTTCCATATGGAGTCTCCATTTCAGCTACTTTCTCTGCATGATAACCTATTCCTACTGTTAGTCGATCTTCAGTCGCAGGACTAATCAGCCAAGCGATTTCATTATCGGCATCAAAATATTTAGCAGTAATTAGTAATGATCCTATGTCTTTTGGAAAATCGTCAACCATTGCCGCATTAACAGGAAAATAAATGAAGAAAAGAAAAGATATTATAAAATAAAATTTCTTCATAACATACCTCTCTTTGAACTTTTAAGTCATACTTTGTTTCTTTGGAACAAAACTTGGATCAGCCCCTATCCTTCCCTGTAAAGTTCCACTGGTATAATCACCAGTCTTAATGCCGAAACGGTAGTATGCACCTTCAGGTTCATGTTTTATAGACTCCGTGTTTGCAGCCGATGTAGTAACATCAAGTTGTGTACTCCCACCATCAAAAGTTCTCTGCAATGTTACTGTTCCAACCCATGTCCCCCAAAGAGACCAATTGAAATATCCCTTCACAAACAACCAATCACTAAAGATGTTTTGAACACCTATACTTTTTGTTACCACTGGAGCAGCCATAATCTTACCTCCTCATTTAAAGAGCCTCATCCTCAGAAAACAGTATCGCAAGGGAATGTGCCGGTTACATCCCCTCACGAATACTGCCCAGGAGGAAACACGCATCGGCCCAGGGTTGTCTTTATGTTATCATCAAAAGATTATCCACAATAAATCGCACACTTGCATTCAGTGGAAGATCAGCACCAAGAAGCGAAAGATATGTTGCTTCTACTGTAAAAGTTCTTACTCCTTGATTTACTTCTCCACTGAGTATCTGCAAGTCATCACCTTGAAGTAAAACATCAACTGAAGCAGCAGGAACTGCAATAGCAACGTCTAATCGTGAATTTACAACCGTACCTGTAGTATTAGATAAAGTCCATGTAATCATAGTAGGAACTACAGGATCACCATCTTCATCAGTAAAAGCTAATGTAATTATATAAGTTGATTCTTCTATTGCATGTACTGACAGTGTTGCTGGCATTTTATTTAATCTCCTGTAAAAGTGATATCTGGTTTTCTGCCTTCAAAAGATACATCAGGTTTCGTACTTGAAAATGCAACAAACATCCTTTCAGTAATAAATACTGAGGGTGATGGAGATATCGAAGGCGAAACACTTAGGCTAATACTAGGACTTATGCTTGGAGAAAGCGAAGGACTAACACTAGCCGAAGGGCTTAGACTTGGAGATATACTCAGACTAATCGATGGACTTAATGACAATGAGATTGATGGACTAAGTGATGGAGAAGGACTAAAAGATATAGACGGAGACTCAGATGGTGAAAGTGATGGAGACAAACTCAGTGAAATTGATGGACTAAGTGATGGAGATAAACTTGGAGACAAACTTGCACTTGGAGATATGGATGGAGACTCACTCGGTGATACACTTGCAGATATACTTGGAGACTCACTAGGAGATATCGAAGGTGAAAGTGAAAGTGATATACTCGCAGATATCGACAAACTCTCAGATGGACTAATTGATGCAGATGGAGATACTGATGGAGATAAACTGGGAGATTCACTTGGACTTATACTCGGAGAAATACTTGGAGATATGCTCGGAGATAACGACGCTGATGGACTAACTGAAGGAGATATAGACGGAGATAAACTCGGAGATATACTAGCACTCGGAGATATACTTGGCGAAATTGATGGACTCAAACTAAGAGATATAGACGCTGACGGAGAAACTGAGGGACTAATACTTGGGCTAATGCTTGGAGATACAGACGGTGAAATCGAAAGACTAACTGATGGAGATATTGATAGAGATATAGATGGAGACAATGAAGCTGATGAACTAATAGAAGCACTCAAACTTGGAGAGATTGAAGGACTTACGCTAGGTGATACAGATGCTGACTCACTTGGACTGATTGAAGATGATAAACTAGCACTAGGTGATACTGATGGTGAGATACTGGGAGATAAACTTGGACTTCCTGACTCCGATGGAGATGGTGAGATAGAAGGCGAAATCGATGCAGATGGACTTATCGAAGGAGATACCGAAGCAGATATGCTAAGTGACAACGATGGAGACAAAGAAGCAGATGGACTTAAACTTGGAGATGGAGACGAAGAAATCGAAGGAGACTCAGATGGAGATATAGATGGAGATATAGATGGACTCAAACTAGCAGACAGACTCGCACTTGGAGATATACTTGGTGATATTGATGGACTGATACTAGCTGAAGAACACGTATTTGTTACTACTGTCCCCTCATTGCAAACACCACTATCCCATATCCATGCAGGAGCTGGAGCTCTAAAATAATCAACAGTAGATACAAACTGAGAACCACTCTCCGGATGAATAGCACCATGACCTAAAAAACCCCTTGCAGAAGTAACTAAGTCTATAGGAGCATTAATTAATATCCAATCATTTAATTGAGTGGGTTCAACAGTAGCATAATATGCTGAAAAATACTGACCTATCCTGCGTAATCTAAGCCAACATGGACTTGCAGCACCACCAATATCTGTTGTATCACTACTATTATTAATAGTATCTCGTCTTTGATATATCAGACCTCCAAAATATTCCAAAGAAACAAAGATATTATAATTAGTTGGTTGATCAAACTCTTGAAAAATTATTCCAGCAGCCTCAGCAAAAATATTAATATCTGCAGCAGTTACTTTTATATAAACATCAAAATCTCCTCATACACATTGATAAATCCAAGTCGGAGTAAATGTAGAACCCCAAATATTACCACTACCAGAAGTTACTTCCAAATCACCTCCAGCAGTCTCCGCAAAGGAACCTCCAACTCCTGAATCTTGTGTCCATAAAACATCGATAGATTCGTCGTTAAATTCATCACCTTGTCCCCCACCAAGACATTCAGGACTTGGACTCACTGAAGGCGATATACTTGCTGATGGACTCAAACTTGGAGAGATTGAAGATGAAGGACTTGGTGAAATCGTACCTCCTGAGGGACTTGGTGATGATGAAGGCGATACTGAAGAACTCGGAGATAAAGATAATGAAGATGACGGTGATAGTGATATTGAAGATGACGGTGATATTGAAGATGATGGCGATGGACTTACAGAACCTCCAAAGCTTAATGGACCATAACCAGTAACATTCGGGTCTCCATTCGAATCAATAACGAATACATATATATCATCCTCAGCAGAAAAAATACCTTGATTAACTGTTACTGTTATTTCATCAGTAGCCCATGCTGTAGGAATTTGTATTTCCCTTTTTGTGCAATTTGCATAAGTTTGATTATCACCAATGACTACTCTTGACCATGCTGTATCTATATAAATATCTGCTTGATAACGAAAATTATCAGTATAAGGTTCACCACCCCAATCAGAATGAGGACGCTGAAAACCTCCAACTGAAAGATGACGATCTGTTCCACTCCATGAATCTGTATTGCAAGTAGCAAACGTCTTCTGTACGCCATTATCCCAAATATCTGCCTTGCCACCACTACTATCAAAGAGAAACTCTATCTCGACTTTTACCCAGCCTAACCAAGGGCTTGTTGCCACATTTCCCCATTCACAGGTAGTTCTCCATTCTCCTAAATTGGTAGGGCTGCTAAAGACTGGATTAAAGGTAACATACCAATAACTGGGACCATAAGGAGTACCTACTGACCAAAGCACTTCCTTTATATTATTATCATCCCCAAACACCCAACTCGGATCAAATCTCTGATAAAAACTAATAAAAACTTTCTGCGGTTTTGAGATACTTAATGACTTCCATACCATTACATTAGCTGTATCAGCTCCGGCAATACCATAACCTAAGCCACATCCTGCTAAATAATAATTGGTAATACCATGTGGACCAGCTATGCTTCTATAATTAACTGGACGATATTGCAAATTATATTGTGCATTCCCACCAGTTAGACCACTTGGATAGTTACCTGTCCATCCCTTTGAACTTGGTGGATCTCCTTCTGATACTCCAGAACCGTCGTCCCACATAGTAGGAGCAGCAACTGATTTAGTACCAAAATTAGTGCCTGTGCTGGTAATAATACAGGACTGGCCATGTACTAAAGCACCAACACTATCTATTACAGGAGTTGCCATTTATTTTACCTTTTTAATAACGTGGACAGTCTGATCTATCTGCAGTTGGATATTTCCAAACTGCACACTCTGTTCCATCATTTACAACCTTAAGCCACCAATACGAAGCAGAACATGTTACAGAAACAACAAGATTACCAGAAGTATATTGCCACACACAAGTATCAGCAACCTGACTAAGTGTATAAGTAGTATTATAATCAACACAACCAACTTCACAAGTACCTGAAAGACCAGCAAATGTTACTTCTATACAATCTTCACATGCAGCACAACCTGCTGGACAACTTGGACTTGGAGAAATAGATGCTGATATTGATGCCGATGGTGAAATACTTGCACTTGGACTAACAGAAGGACTTATACTTGGTGAAATTGAGGGTGATTCACTAAGACTAATGGATGAGGATACAGATGCTGAAGGAGAGATAGATGCAGATGGTGACACACTAGGAGAGATCGAGGATGATATACTTGGCGATTCAGAAGCAGATGGTGATATTGAAGGAGATATAGATGGAGATATAGATAATGATATAGATAATGATATAGATGGACTAACACTAGGAGAAACACTAGCAGATGGAGAAATACTAGGACTGATTGATGGTGAAATGCTTAAAGATTCAGATGGAGATATAGATGGACTAATAGAAGCTGACGGAGACACAGATGGACTAATTGATGGTGATATAGAAGCCGATTCACTAGGACTAATTGAAGGACTTATCGATGCTGATGGACTTAATGATGAAGATATAGAAAGTGATATTGAAGGACTAATGCTCGGACTAATGCTAGGTGATAAACTAGCTGAAGGTGATAATGAAGACGATATCGATGGAGAAATACTCGCAGATTCGCTTCGAGACACACTAGGACTTAAACTTGCGGATGAAGACACCGAAGGTGATGGAGAAAGTGAAATGCTGGGAGATTCTGATGCAGACGGTGATATACTTGGTGATAAAGAGGGAGATGCTACCAACAAATTCTCATCCGCCCCTATATCCCATGTACTTGTTCTAGTCTCTCCATCGATATCTAGACTTGATTGATATCCACTCGGAGTATCAGTCCCTTGACCTGTCCAAGTAACGTCACTAGCCGCAAGATGATAATCCTCTGCATCTATATCAACAAATGTAGGTGCTGTGGTGCTGTTTGTTGTATCTACGTCAAGATTTAAAAATCCAGCAGTACCACAGTTGATTGCTCCTGTATTATAAACTCTACAATCTGCCTGACCTCCTGCATTTTCAATGCCGTATGCCCCGCAATTATCAATAGTGCAATTATATATATCAACAGTCCAATCTCCCTCACTATTAATATGAACCGCAGACTGACCGGTTCCGTCAAAATCATACATAACACAGTTCCACACTTTGGCAGTCATATTGGTTTGCGCAGGAAGCCAAGCAAATAGAATACCATGTTCTCCAGTATAACTTCCAACTTCTTTTAGGATACAATTAGATATTCGGTGGTCAGTATCACTACTATCAGGGCTAACATGGATAGCATAATGGCTAGAGTCGTAATTAACCTGAAAACTCATCTGAATTCCATCGATTCTAACATACTGCTCGATTATGGTTATGCACTCACCATGTCCCACTACTAATCTATATTCGTTGTTTCCTGTTGACCAGTTACCAGGATGTATAGCTGTAGAGGTTGTGTAAACTGATATGTAACTTGTTGCTGAGGTAGTCCATCCATCTATGTCTACAGGAGAAGTATCAGGAGAATTCCAGGCTCCACCTAACTCTGTACCATTTATTTCAGCAAGAAAATAATCCCCTCCTGCATCTGTAAGATCTTGTTCATTAGCATTCATACAGGCTTCAAGAGAAGTATAATCTCCATTACCATCTTCTTCTATCGTCTTTTTTATTTCTGCCATCTATTTAGTCCTATCAACAGTCAAGCTGATAAAAGTATTCTTACTTGTAGTTGTAGTATTCTGACTCAAAGAAATTAGTGTATCAACCTGGCTTACTGCAAATTGGTATTTTCTCCTCTTTACTTTTTTTTCTACGGTTGTAGCATTTGGTCCTAGAAATGTTCCATATTCAGGCAGAATATATTCTTCTGCATCTGCAACAGTCATACTTGGAACTTTGACTACAATATATTCAGGCAATCTTTCACTTTTTCCCCACTTCCAACCATCCGGTCTAACTACGATAGGACTACCCTTTAAGTTTCTCCTGGCGAACCTTGCCTGCATTTTCACATCCCATGTATCCTTGATTGACTGTGATATAGCATCCATCCAATGACCTTTTGCTTGTATTAGAAATTCAGCCATTACTCTTTCTTATCCCTCTCAACTTCTCGCAAGAATTCATCAAATCGTCCTTTTGTTTTTCCCCATCCAACAACACCATCGGATTCTGCCCAATCTTTGCATGATCGTTCATTTCTAAACATAGACTTTTCCATGCGTTTTCGCGTCATAGTATTATTATGTCTGATATCTACACTAGGAAACTCAGCCATATAAGATCGAGCAATACCAACCCTATCTGGACCTTCTAATCCCTTCGGAGGTGAGAATCCTAAACGACCTCTGAATCCATCTTTTTCTGTAATCTCGACCTTTTTAGTATAATGCTTTAATAAAACTTCTCTGAAAGCTACCATCAAAGAAACACAATTAGATCGATAAAAGACAGTTTTTCCTGTTTCAGTATCTACTGCCCATCGATTCCGATCATAGTAAAAAGTTTTCTCCTCTGTTGGAGTAAAATCAAAATGAGATGAATGATATAAAACATCATTTTCTGCAAAGAACACAATATCAGCTGTACTCTCTTGAAGACCTCGTAACATCTGCTTGAACATACTCAGAGGGCTATGTATAAAAGGCATCACAATATTTCTTCCCCAGTCTATTGGATATTGAGACACCGATATAATCTCATAACCCTTGCATATTTTTGTAAGTTGTCTCCGAACTATACCTAAGATTCGTTCCTCACAACGATTATCAGTATAATAAACTAATCCTCTTGTAAGCCCTCTTTTTTTGGTTTTTATTTGAGGTTTCTTAACTTCATCCATCTTTTTCAACTCCTCATCCCATCCAGGTAAAGGACTAAAATGATCTATTAACCATGATAAAGGTCGTATTGCCTTCGGCCACAGATTTCCTTTCCAAAGCTTCTGAGAATACTTTCTTGCATTTTGTACTTCTTTTCCTCTTAGGGGATATGGAAAGCCAAAATCTCCGCCCTGTGTTCTAAACATATGGGCAAACCAAGTATTCTTATTCACAACCTGCCTGCCACCGGATAGCCAACTTTTCATAGCAATTTCGACACCCATTTGACCCCAAGAGCCATGAGCCTCGTCAACTCCATCTAACTCCCAATATCGTTTTCGATGCATCATCCAACATGCACCAATCGCACACATCTGATCTGTAATCTTTCCTTTTGCCCAATCTCGACGAGAGTGAGCATATTTATGTTTAAGAGCAGAAATGTCATTACCATATTCTTTTAAATGACTTCTATCGAAATAAGAGAATTTTAAATCTTTATTAAACCACATGTAATCTGATTTACGATTTTCGCGTCGCTGCCATATTATCTTTCTCTCAAACATAGTATCTATACAACATTTTCCACATTTCTCACATTTTTTTGGCTCAGGCCCTTGATACGTTTCATTACCACATAATTCACATTTCCAATTAAAAGCATGAAGATTATGCATTCGTGGAACAACCGTCCAATCATACTTACAATCCGCCATAAGTTTAACATCAAAACCTTTATCAAAAGCACAATGTGCATCTGCCTTCATCACAAACTCTGCTTGAGATAAACGTGCTGCTTCATTTGTTGCTGCTCGCTGACCTATAGGCTCACTGTGATAAATCAAATTCACTCTTGGATGGTCTTCAACTGTAGGATCTGGCCAGTTGCCATCACACACAGCAATAATCTCTGTGTCACCTTCGATGTTTTCAAGAATATTTTCAATAGTTCTTGAAAGAAACATCTCATTACGAGCAGGTATGAGTATTGAGAGATCAGTCATCTAATGAACCACTTCCATCCTCTTTATCACAATCCAATCTGTCCCTGCCATATCTCCCGCGGAAACTGTTAATGGATGGAGCATATTATCTTCCGGTTTAAAAATCATAAGTTGCTCATCTCTCATCGCAAGAAAAACATCTTCGTTTTCCCAATCTAATCGCCTCACTCTCTCACCATTTAAAACTGCATTCATAGCCGAGCCAAAGTTCATATCTCCGACCAAACCCTCCGACTGCCCAATCTGTGGAGACCTGTTACTTTGCTTAATCATGATTCTCCTCCTTTTTAAAGAAACCATCTATGTCTCACCACTTTTGTTGGATTATATAACTCCTCTACATAATTTTGATATCGACAAGTTTTACAAGATCTCGTTTTCTCATGGAATGCCCATCTATCTTGCCAAATCTCTGCAAAAGAGTGTTGATCTAAATTCCCTAAGCAAAAATCCTCTACTCCACGCTTCTGACAGCAGTACCATACTTTACCATCAGCAGTAGCAACACCCACAAGACCAGCTATATAGCAAGGAAGGTGATTAGAAATTTTGTGCCTGTCTGTTATTATTGTGGAATTAAAAGCATCGATTTTAGGAAGATTAGTTCCATATATCGGCTTAAGTTGGAGATACTCAACAGGTAATTCTTCAGCTAATATCTGTATTTTATCTACCTCATGACTATTTAATTCACATACCACAAAGCTAATGCCAACATCGACATCATAACACAAAGGCATACATCTTATATTCTCAACCACCCTATCAAAATCATCATTACCCTTTAAAGCTCTGTAGGTTTCTCTTGTGGCTGCATCCAAACTGATTCTGATAAATTTGAAGACATCAAAATTGCTAAGATCATTCAAGGATATCCCATTAGTAATAAGCCCCAACTCGAATCCAAGTTTATAAGCTTCTTCTGCCATCTCATTAAAATTCGGATTCATTAATGGTTCACCACCGCCTGTGAAAGTAATCGATTTCACACCAATATCTTTCAAATCCCCAATGAGCTCCAAATACATATCTAAAGACATATCCACAGAATTAAAACTGCGGTAGTCTTTATACATACAAAAACTACAATTATTCTGACACCGATTGCTCGGATCTATTTCACATGTTATCGGATTCATGGCTTTACCCAAAACCAAGAAGGAAGAGTATCAATAAGCCCATACTCATTTCTTTCCTTAGCTTCTTCTCTAGAACTAGTCAAAAACCAAGGGGAAATATAAAGCATCTTAGAATAATCAATAACAGCATGGGTTACTCCTCGATGTCCATGCCTCCTTGAAAGATAATAATCATGACCACTTACAATCCCGCCACTTCGAACCTTTCTTGACCAAATAATGATGTCCTGCATTGCAAAATCATAATCATGATCTGCATCTATATAAACAAAATCAAGCGAATTGTCCTCTACAAATTCTACTGCTTGCTCACTAAACATCTCAAAAAACTTCACATTTAATTTATCTAACCTTTGGTGAGCTCTCCGTTGCGTTCTATCATAATGCTTCTCACTATACTTTCTTCGAGCAGAAGAATGATTTTTGTATGGATCAACCAAATACAACATCAAACCTGGAATCTTTTGAATCATTTCTCCAGCATTTCTTCCTTCTCTAACACCTACTTCACATCCAATTTTATATCCAAGATCATTAAAAAGTTCATACATGCCAATTCTAAAAACCTTAGACAAAATTATAGGAACTGATTCACCATATCTACCTAACTCATACTTCTTCTTTATATATTCTAGAGGTTCCATGTCGGCACCGGAGCAAACTTTTCTATCAACCAACTCAGTTTTTTAGTAGCTAGAGACCATCTATCATTTAACCAAAAATCTTTGGCAAAATCAACAGATTTTTGTTTCTCTTCTCTGCTTAAAAATCTAGGATTTCCTCTTGCTTTGCTCCAATGAGCATACCATGTATTTCGAGTGAGAATAAAACGTCCTCCAGATAACCACGTCTTTAGGCAAATTTCTTGAGCTTCTCGACCCATTTGTCCATAGTTTACTTCATCTTCTCCACCCAATGCCCAAAACCTATCTCGATGCATAAACCAACATGAACCTTGGGACGTCATCAAATCTACAATCTTCTGACCTTCTACTCGTTTAGCATACTCAGGCCATTTTCTACCTTTTAAGTCATCAGAAGCAATATATTCAAACTCGTACTTTTTATGTATCTTTCGTGACCAATCTGTCAATTTACCATCTAAAATTCTAACACAAAGAGAGTATCTTATAGGCACAACCGTCCAGTTAGGTTGACAATCCGTCTTAAGTTTTTTATCAAAACCTTCATCAAATAAACAATGAGCGTCACATTTCAATAGATATTTTCCTTGTGCGATTCTTGCGCCTGCATTGATTGACGCTCGCATACCCTTTGACTCCGAGAAGTGAATCTGCTTGACATGAGGATCATCTTTTATAGGTACATCTGGCCAATATCCATCAAGAATTGCTATAATTTCGATATCTCCTTCAGCTGCCTCCAAAATAACATCGATCGTCTTTTGAAGATACGGCTCATGTCGTGCTGGTATTATGATGGATACTTTGCTCATTATATCTCCTTGTATCTTCGTATTTTTAACACAGTAAAAATACACTTTACGAATATGGTCATGCTATTTTCATAACATGACCAGTTCCGTCGGCATGAGCATCTTCACGAAGGATTCCACCGTGGCCACCATAACCGCCACCACCATAACCTCCTCCGCCTCCACCGTAACCATATCCTCCAAATCCACGAACTGTCAAGAAGTCATCGATATTTGTTCTGCTATAGTCATTTGGCATGTCGTTGTTACCTCCCTTTTTTAGTTCGTTGACGATTAAATCAGCCAACTCTTTAATCTCTTTTGTATCCATATTTGGGCTCCTTTTAATAGATTTTACTTCTACTATATTCTCAATTTCACCTCCTCTTATAACCTATTTCCTAACTTCGCTATATTCTTTGAGCCTAGCATATCTCGCTAAAAAGCTTTTGACATCAGCATCAATATCCAAAGCATTAACCTTATCGCCACCAAGTTTTGCCACATAATCCGCAAGATCTTTCAAATTAAACCTTCTTATCGGGGTATGTACAACATACGGCAACGGTCTATCTATAACACCATTCAAAAGAAACAATTTTGAGACAGCATGTCGATTAACGGTGGTCATGAAAACATCAATCCATCCCTCAAGACATTGATAAAACATATCCGTCTGTTCTTTAGCAAGTGCATAACTCCCTGTTCGCTCCATTCCAAGCATGACAAACTGAGCTAGAACTGTGACTGCTATCTCTTTATTAAATCGATTGACGATTGTTGATGTATCAAACTGACGAGTTCCTTTCGATGCAAGAAGATCAAATTCCCACCCAAATGGAAGAATAATTCCATCTTGTTCATCTCGACGAACGTTAGATATCAATCTTTTTGCAGCTGTGATCTGAACCTGAATATTAGTATCATCGCTATTAGGATTCAAACCCTCTGGAAGCTTAAGAACAGGGAGGCCAGTGAGATCTCGTTCAATTCCAATCCCTTCAATTTCTTCGATGTTCTTCTTAAAGAACCAGGGACGGAATGCGGACCTCATAATTGATCTACCCTCAGGATTATTTCCGTTCGGCTCGGTACGGAAATGCAAAGATTTTTCAATAGGAAGATAATAAAGTTGATAATCTGGAGGAGGCCTCTGCCACATACCCAACGTCTCTCCCACAGGACTCATCTCCCATTTTTCCATAGATATCTGCTTTCGAGGGGCCATTTTCTTCCATCCGATTTTATTATCAGGTCTCCGATAATAAACCTGCTCGAACCAGGACCATCCATAAGGTAACATCGAGAGAGTCTCTGTATAAAAGTCCATCCAGGAGTGGGTCATACCAGTCATATTACTACGGAGGAACTCGGCATCTTCCTCTTTTCCACCATCTGGAACTTGGACATCCCATTTAGCTTCACGAAGGATTTGAGTTATTGCAAACAACACTGAACCAACAATTGCATCATTATCCTTCATCTCTCTGTAAGTTCTTACCCCTCGTTTCCCCCGAAGAGCTGATAAAAATTCATCATAGATGTATCCTGCAGACCAATTAAGCCCCGTTTTTCCTATTTCGAGGAAATCTGACCTTACTCTAGGCATGTAATATATCCCATTTGTTTGATATAGGTACGTCTCGATCTTTTCCTATCTTATCCCAACTACTTGTTTTTTCGAGAGTTGCATTCATAACTCCAAGACTAATAGGAAAATGAAGAATGTTTCCCTTATCAATACAGAGATCTCCATCTATATAAGCATACATTAGAGCATCTGCATAATCAGGAGACTCTTCCATTTCATCTTTTGCTTGAATCAGAATCTTTCCCATTCGAATTTTGTACATAATCGCGTTAAGCTGATTGATCAAGTCGTCGGGAATGTCTTTACAATATAATGATTTAATAATATCCCGCAGTTCCCAATATCCCTGTGCTCTCAGATTAGCATATCTCGCCTTCTTCGATTCCTCTGGCATCGCATTTCCGATGACAGGCTTAATGAGCTTCGGAAAAATTCTTACAAGTAGGTCATATACTCCTGCACCAATTCCGATACAGTCAACCTTCACAAGACTGGGATTATAGACGTTAATAAGATCACACGCCCAATCAAAAACATCTATCGTATCCGCAATACCTCCCGTAAGATTCTTCTCCTCAAATCCTAAAATAACCGGACCTTTACGTGCACACAGCAGAGATTTATTAGTCGTCCGGCCAACATCCAACCCAAGCTCAGTCGGAAGGCGCAGGCCACGAAGATCAATCGGATCATGATTCTTAAAGACTTCCACATCCGCAGGAGGAAATAAGAGGTTAATATCCGCAGTAGGAAAATCACCAGCAACCTTAATTTGCCAGATCGGATGGTTTCTTCCATACCTTGCCTCCATCATTTTAATGTAACGATCGTCAACGAACTTTGAGTCTAAACAGGATACGTGCATTGTTTTATACAACCCACGCATTTTAAGATCATTAAATATTGAATAAAAATATCCGGCCAATCTTGTAGGATTCGCTGTTAAGATGGCATACGCCTTCTTCCCTGTTAATGCTCCTTCAACGGCTGGGAAGATTTCATCCGGGACACCTGAAGCCTCATCGATGATATAAAGCAGATTCTCTTCAGCATGAAACCCTTGCAGACCTTCTGCAACTTGACCCTGTGGAGATACTCGAGCAGTTCGAGCGACAGCATACCACTGAGGGGCATATCGCTTAACCGCAATCTTCGTTTGTGTCCATTCGAGCATCCCCGATAAAAACTCTGAGCGAGATATCCACTTATGTGCTTCTCCCCAAAGAAGGTCGTTAAGTTGATGCTGGCTCGGTGCCGTACATGGAACTTTAGAAAATGGCTTTGTGGCCAGGAACCAGCAGAGAGCTAGTGCGATCCAAACAGTTTTTCCTACACCTGATCCCGCTGCAATAGCTACGAAATGATGATTAACGAGGTTATCAAATGCTTCAATTTGCCAGTCGTCGAAATCTACACCTTCAATAAGATCCTGACAGAAATCTACAGGGTGTCCTTCATAAAATTGCATTGCCTCTATACTGAGATCGGCGGCGTCTTTCATGGATTTTGTTCCACCAAAAATTTTACTTCCTCATCCACGGGCTTTGGGGAAGATTCATTCAAGTTATCGAAAGCGGAGGATGCATGTGAAGTCTCTGGAGGCTTCCCTGAAGAAGGCTTATCACCATTTCCTCCATTGTCCTCTTTAGGATACTTTCTAACATACGCCTCCTTCACAAGCTCAGCGGCGTCAAAATGCCCGACTAACCTCTTTTCTGGAGCCTTATTGCCGGTGTGATCGAGTACATCCCATGCCGACTTAATCTGATTCGCTACAGAAACAGTTTCGTAATCGATACCTCCCGTTTCAGGATCAACATTTCCAACCCTTCCCTCGGTTGCAGCTTGAACCACCACCCTCGCGGATTTCACTGCTCCCGCTTCTAGAATTTGCATCGCATTAGCACGATCTTCTAGAAACCGCTCATCAAGCTCAAACTGCATTTCCCCCAACTTCTCTTTAAAAAGCGGATCGATCTGCAGCACGCTTAAATAGGACTCGGACATGCCTAACTCTAGGCAGATTTCCCCTGGAGTCTCGGACACCAACAGTCTCCGAATTATGTCCATATGCCTCGGCTTCAGCCTTTTTAACATCTTCTTCCCTCTGCAAGTTTTTAACCAAATCTCTCAAGTTGTCGCTCATCTCTACCCACCTTTATAGTCTCCGCTATTCATATCCATCTGATCCTAGAATACCATACCCCTCGCCCTTTGTCAAGGACTTTATACGGATTAGAGGCGTTCGCCTCCATGCGTTTGCCACTCTCCTCCATCCCCTCTCACACACCTTTGTAGTCTTTGCTATCTAGTTGAAAATCGATGCTCGGTTCGAGATGCCTCCCCAGAAATTTTAAATTGTGTAAAAATGCATTTTATTCAGTTAAATTGAGTTTAATTCGGTTCGAGGTGTGCTAAATAAGAAAGGGCGGCCTCTAATTAGTCAGACCGCCCTAGGTTAAGAGTGGTTGGGTTACACTAGCTTGTTAGTGTTCCCTTCGGAGTAAGTATACTACTTCACGTTAAACCCGTACTTTTTAGCCAAGACTTCGACCTCTTTAGCTAATTCAGGGTTCTTTGCGCTCTCCTTCTTTAAAGCTGCCCATAATGACCTTCCGGTCCTTATAGCGTTCTTAACATCGGTAATAGTCTGCCGATTAAGGTCAACTACGTTACCTTTTGTTAAAGCCTTGCGGGCTGCCTCTAACCCTGCCGGAGTGGTCTGGAATACTTCAACTTGACCCCAACCGACCAGGACTCCGTCTGAATAAGCAGGAACACTCAGAGTTCTGTGAGTTTTAGTTTCTTTAACGAGTTTTGCGCTTAACTTTGTCATAGTGTGTTCACCTCCCTTCATTTGTGGAATAGTCAGTCAAGCCAAGGCTAACTGGGTTCAAGCTACCCAGGACCGACAAAAATGAGTTAAACTGAGTTGAATTGAGTTCCACTGCGTTAGCCTCCTTACTCTGTGATCCCAATAATTTCAGTGTCAATTTCCTTGCACTTAGGGCAGACAACCTCAAAAGTTTTAGGTGAGATCATCCTTTTCCAAATGTGTTGACAGAAATTGCACTGAAAAACTACCCTCTGTTTTGGTGTTCCTATTTTTCGACTTGCTTTTTTCATTTGGTTCCTCCCTTTTTACTACTTTTAAGGTGCAACTTTTGTGCCAAAAAGGGGCGAGGAACTGAACTATTTTTATGAGTGATATCAGCAAGTTAGCCCCCAGAAAAATGGCAACGAGAAAATTGCACTGGAAATTTGTGGTAAAAAGACCACGATTCTGGCAATAAAGCCACAGTAAAATATGCTGTAAAATCAGCAACTTATAGCGAACTGTGGCTTTATTTCACAGTGCCAATATTTTGACGATCTGGCAAGCGAGCGTCAATTTTTTGACACATCTAACTAGGACAAAAAAGGTCTTAAATACCTGATGTGTCCTGGTTCCGTCAATATTTTGACATACCACAAAGTAGGATATCACAATGTGGCTGTCAATATTTTGACACAATGTGAATCCTTTCACAAGGATCAAGTGAAAAGATTCACAAGCGATCGTGAAAATTTTCACATGCCTTTGTGAAGGTTTTCACAAGATGCCTGCAGCCGGCATAAGTGTCGGGAGTATTGTCGGATCATCCATTGTCGGTGATAGGTGAGATCATCCATTGTCGTGATCGAGCCGAATCCTCCCTTGCAAGAACTGTGCCAAACTAATCCGTGAGATTTATTCATTCGCTTTCGAGGTCTTTTAATAAAACACCCACAACCAAATCTATTCAAATCTATTCAAATTCATGACTTTCAACCCATCTTCATAACTTTAACGCGGTAAAAATACGGAACTCAATTTCTCCAAGAAAATCGGAGGGTTACGGGTAGAGCTAAAAACCTAGTTATTTCAGTCGGTTACACTAATTTGATCCATCTAATTAGATAGAGTTATCCCAGAGTAAAGGTCTGGCCCCTCCTAAGTCGTTGAAATAACTAGGTTATCCCCCAGTTATCCCTCACTATATTTAACTCAATTAAACAACACGTTTTCTCCAACAATTTCAAACACTTACAAGTTTCCCTAATTTCCCAGTTATCTGTCCGGAGGTCGTTTTACACAAATTGGAAAGGGTCAACATGTCTATATCTCATCTCCGTATTTTTAACGGGGTGAAATTACGGAGGAGGTGGTAAGGAAAGAGAAGTAAAGGTAGCTTGTATATTTTTTTATTTATTTTTCCATAAGTCAATGCACCCAACCCGAATCGGAGGGAGGAGCAAGTGAGAGATGGGTCATGTTCGTATTTTTACCGCTTTTGAAAGTGACTACCAGAGGGATAACTGGGAAATTGGGATAACTGGTAAGAGACCGGAATTGTTGGGTTTTTTGTGTTGTTAAATTGGGTTAAACTAGGTGAGGGATAACTCAAGGTAAACCGAGAAAAATCAAGGGGTTACGGGGAGTCGCCGGGATAACTCAGAGCAGCGGAGTAGGAACGATGGATCAAGATACGATACACGATACCTCCAGCGTTAAGCTAGAGGATAATTCAGAGTTCCTGCACTCACTGGAAGGCTTCCTAGCCTATCCCTTTGCTTGAATGTATCACTCAGCCCATCCCTTTGACCAATCAAGTGACTAGCATCAGCCGTTGAACAGGATAAGGCATGGGATCGCATGTTTTAGGGCGCGTAAGTGTCTGAAATTACTAAGTTTCTCGGTTTACAGTGAAACTTACAGGTATATGACTTTCTTGAGTTATTTCAGGCACTTACGGCCCAAAAAAAGACTTGACAACCTGGCTTTTTTGTAGTAGAATGGAGGTTGAAAATGAAGATAGGTTGAGGTTGGGATGATGAAATTTGGTTGCCCAAAATGTAAAGCAGGTAGAAAACATTGGAGACGGTCTCTGCAGGCGGGCTTTAGAACTTGTAAAAAGTGCCGCCTATTTTTCAACCTAAAAGACGCCATACGCATCAAGTAAAGATCATGAAACAAAAATATACTTTAGAGTTACTTCAAAAAGAGCGGAGTTCCGGGCGAGACGTGACTGGATCATCTGCTCTTCTTGATCTAACTCTGAGGACTGCAAAGCCTGTATACACGGCACCGCATAGCCTTAGAGGTCTTTTGATCGTAAGTGACATGTACCTTGACAATCGAGCAGAGAAAGACCTGAGAGGGGATCTTCTGGGCTGTGAATGCGACCCAAAGATCAAAGCGTCAACATGTGTGAGGGAACATGTGTGAGGGAACATTGCCAACGTAAGGCTGGGTGTGGAGATACTCAGTCCCCTGCTAGTAGCGAGAATGCCTTCCCTCCGACCATCCTACGCACCAGGACGTGTGAGCAGAGCCTCCTTGAGACCGATGCACTTGGTATCGCCGATCAAACGGCAGAGGACTGCCACGACCGAGCAGGACTACAAAGTGGATGACGCTTTGATTCTAAGCTAAGTATGCCAGCAAACGGATGACACCCCGCTAGCCAATCTCTTTCAACGGATAACAATTACACTTCCTGATATTTACGGGTGATGGAGAAATTTGATCTGAAGTGATAGATCATCTATTTCCATCATCTTACTAATATCATGAAAAAAAAAGAGGTGATGAAAATGATAACCGATGAAAGGATAGAACAACATAAAAAGAATATTGACAAACTATCTCAGGAAGAGATGGCAAGCCTATGGAGGTTTGCTCCTAGTGGACACATCTACTTCAGATCTGATCTCCCTCTTTCTGATTACTTCAAGGAGAGATTTAACAAACTCGGTGGATTCAATCCAGAGATATCAAAGAAAATAGGATGGGAGGGATGAGAAAATGGGAGGGATGAGAAAATGCTTAGATATGTAAAAGACAAAGATCTAACCGTGCCATGCAAATGGTGCAACGAGCCGACTCTCATGATTGGTACAAGAATGTGCGACCGATGCTGGGAGCTGGATAAACGCATCAGCGCGGACATGGAACTGACTCGAAAGATCATAAAATTCTATGATAACGAAGGAAGGGGTAAAATGGAACAAGATAAGTTGATCAACAGAAAGTTAACCGAACTCATCATCAAAACTGACATAATTATGAATTTTGAAAAGAAGGAGTATATTGGTATTGCTGATGACAACACGGAAGTTACTCTCGGGATCTTTGGAGAAGAAGATCAAATTGAAAAATACCTCATAGATCATCCAACACCGGAGACATGGTAAAGATTCACAATGTCTCTCTTACTCACCTTTAATGAAAGAAGGTGATAATATGAATACCTAGATACCAAAGCCTGCCGATTAAAATGGTTCCAAAAGGCAGGTTCCTTAATCGGCAGGATTGGGTAACTAGCCAGAGAAGGAGGTGATGAATTGGTGTGTAAGAATAAACTGGAACCAACATTTAAGGAGCTAATAAAAGAAATGAAGTTTCCATCATGTGTAGGATGTGGCTATTGCTGCATGGCAGGACCATGTGAGGTGGCTAGAAGAAGGTACGGCATCAAGATTTTGGATGACTTGTATAACGATGATAAAAGCTGTCCATCTCTATTCTGGAACGGAGAGATGTATCGATGTCAAGAACATGCTGACTATGGAGTCCGACTAGCTCATGATATGGGATGCATTACAAATCTTAACTCCTGGAGACAGGATGTCAAAAAGAGAGGGGGTGACAAGGATGAAGATGACATCGACGATCGTATTAATCCGGAGATAACATGAAAAACAGAATGTGGGATCTTGCAATTCTTTGTTTGATTATTATTGCAATGGCTTTTTGGATGAGCACTCAAGGATAAAGGAGATGAAAAATATGCTAAGATTTAAAGTTCCGGCTAAGGTGATAATCACATTACCGAACATTAAACTAGATGTGACGTCTAAAGAGATCGAAGAAAAGAAACATAAAGCGATCCTTGCTATAGAGCAACACATAAATAATCTCGGTCTCTTCATGAAAGATAACGAAACGATCTCTGTAAGAATTCACATGGGACGTCATGGTTTCAAAGGAAAACTACCATAAGGAGGTGTTTAAAAGTGGAAACATTAGGACTTCCAATGCCGATGCTAACAGATAAAGCTAAAGGTTTGTCTGCATTAGCGAAAGCGATGATTTCAGAAATCACAGATAGACATGGACGGCTTCACAAGAGGCGACCTAGAGGAACAGGCATTATCGATTACGTCTGGAGAATGGTAGCCTTCCAGATCAGTACGATGGATATTCATCACTGCATGCCAATAATGGCTCCTTTCTATCTCCCTAGCGGGATGAGTTATGAAAAGTGGAACGAGCTTCAGGATGAACTAAATGGCATAGCAAACGAAATTTGTGATACCATACCAGTTGATCAGTGGCATGGCATAGCAAAGTGGAGCAACTTAATCTAATCAGACCAGGAGGTTGAGAGGAAATCTCAACCTCCGAGCCTGTTTAGATGAAAGGAGGAAACAAATGGAGAATCAAGTAAGCATCGCGATGGATAAAAGATTCGTGAAAGGAGGTGATAAATAATGCTCAAAGTTACTCATCTTTCCGTCTCAGAAAAAGAGAAGATGCCGGCACTTTTTATTTAGAAGAAAATGCCATCAGAAAGCGGGATAGTATGATCTCAAGCATGTACTCAATGGTCGAGATCGAGGGATCTTATGAAGGTAAAGCTATTAGAGAGCATGATGATATTCGAAGGCCAGGATCGATTCCTATAACATCCAGTTAAGGAGCATAAATTATGAACAAACAATTAGAGGATTTTGCAAGACAAACATTAAAAGATGGCCTTGCTCAGTTGCCAGATAGAAACCAGCTAATCTTTAAGTGCATGTATTCTCACAAGAACCTTGAGCTACCTATAGATGAGGTAGTTGACAAGATGAAAGTCGAGAATCTTGATTGGGCAATGCAACAAGTGGAAAGATCAATAAAAGAACTTTCATAAATCGTGCTACAAGCAGAAATCTTATGACTCAAGCATGTAGGAAGAGATCCGAGGGCTGGTTGAGACGGGTCGGACTATGTTGCCGTAGATTATACCGTATCTCAGCTATCATAAGTTACAAGGCCGTGCTTGTGGCATATCCAGCTGAGGAGAAGGACAGACAGAGATACCGAGATGTGTCCTGTCATCCTCTCCTCGGCTCAAAAGGAGGTAATCCAAATGTCAGAGGAAACTTTAGAAGAGTATCGAGAACATAAATCTATTATGGAAGAAGCTGCAAAGAGATTTGGATTAACAATTCCTCGTAAAGCAAAATTCTATCGTGGAAAAGATCCTCAGCAAGATCTCAAAGATATAACACATCGAATACGGCAGATCGCTGCCAGGAAGAAAAAGCTGCTCATCGAAGCAGAAGAACATACGTTAGATCTCAAGGAACTCATAAAGACTAAAAATGAGATCGAAATCGAACTTACTCCGGTGACGCGTATCAAATTTCCTAAGAAGAAAGATAAGATTGATCAACTCTCAGATGCAGACTATCTTGAGATGGCTAAGGATGGAAGGCTTGAAAAGATGATTAAAGAAATGGCCGAAAAAGGAACATTAAGCTCCTTGAAGGAGGATTAAAATGTGGAACTTTATCATAGGCACGGCTTTTCTCATCGTTGCAATATCTATCATGATAAAACTCAGAATCTGGGTAGACAATGAAACAAAAGAAGATTAAACACAAAGGAATCGAGTACCTGTTCGAGCTTTTCGAGATGGCTGGTGTCTGTATCATAGACAAAGGCCATCTCAAAGAGGAGTACACGATCCGAAAAACTAAATCAGGATGGAAATGTAACTGTTGGGGAGATCAACGTTGGGGCCATTGTTGGCACAGGATTGAAGGACTTCCAGCAGTAAAAAAGACATCGTCCCTAACTGAGCCTTGGGCTGAGTGGGCTGAGGATGGAATGGTTATGAGAGAGAAACAAAGAAATGAGCCAACATAGAGGAGGTTATTATGAAAAGATACAATCTTAGAGCAAAAAGAAGCGATGGGGCTTTTATCGTTAGCATCATTCTTGCTGTTGTTTTCACGCTTGCCATATGGCTTGTCATCATATGGCAAGCATCAAAAATGTTTCCTCAATGACTCGCATAAGTTTTGATGAAGATGGAAATACAATAATCCCTGTCCACTTTGATGGAGCCATCAAACGAACTCTTCCTACTAAAAAACATTCAGGTGCAGCATTATGCCTATTTGGCAGTAGGAAAGTCTGGCTACCTTTAAGTCAGATTGAACTTATTGATATCTACGAGCTTGATATGCCTCGATGGTTGTTTGATGCTAAAAACATCGACGAATCGTATCTCGGAGAGGCTGTAGCTAAAGAACATAAAACATATTATAATCTTAAAAAAGGAGGTGATACAGATGGTGGATAAGAGAAACTTAGTAAGTCCGAAGATGCTTCTTCAAGAAGCAAAGAAGCAAATGCTTAACAACTGCGAGCCTAACACAAAAGATGACTGGATGACTGTTCTCAATTTCATGGCCGCAAACATTGCACCAGAAGTTCAACCTAGTGCGCTCAAAGTAATTGCCATGATTTATCAAATGCCAGTGAGTCCGGAAGAGGTTGAAACGATCTCAATGTTTCAAATGAACTTATCCAAAGAACCAGCAACCGCAGCAAAATCCACTTAGGAGGTGCATCGTGCCAGTCGAACGAGTGAGTGTCAATGGAAAAGAACTGGATTTAACCAAACAAATCGAACCGGAACATGATACAATGAAGGCACATCGATACCTTTATCGTAGAGGTCCAGGATGGTACACCCCAAGGCAGCTTTGTACGACCCGAAGGTGTAAGATATACACTCCTGAGGAAGTCGCTAAGTATGCCGAAGAAAACAATCTTAACGTCAAGGAGGACAAAGGTGGAAAAGATAACTCGTGAGTTCATCTTATTAAAAGAGGCACAAGGCGGAGGAGGCGATAAGTATCAAGAACAACATGCGCCTACCGAAATAGCAGTCTTGGGAAAGATCTATGTGCAGCAAGCATATTCCCGAGCTGGTGGCAAATTTGCCAAGAAATTTAAGGTCACAATAGAAGTAATCGAATAACAGAAACGGAGGAGGTGATATAGATGTCAGACGCAGAAATTATTAAATTCATACTTCCTTATCTCCTGAAAATTGTTATTGGATTGATAGTCTTTCAGATAATAGTAGTAGTTCTGCATCTTTATTACTTAAATCGATGTAGGATTTATCTTTATGATCTTACATCTGCGCTAGTATCAATAGCACAGAGATACAAAAACAATGAAGCCCTTAAGAATTCAAACGAATGTGTCCTTTAGTCAAAACATCTAATCAATCAGGAGGGAAGTATGAAACATGTGGGAAAAGAACATAAAGATAGAGGCGAGTTCATTGCTGCCGAGACTCTCAAAGAAAAGTTCAGAGAAGTTGAGGGAATCACAGAAGGTGATATAACACTTACAGCCAAGCAAGTCCGTGGGATATGGAACGATGTGATCTGTCCATGTGGCCAATGTCAATTCTACTCAGTCGAGCTCTTCCAAGATGGCAACTACGTCGTTCATCACCACACAAAAGGCGTCATGTCAAAAGGCAACTTCTTAAACTAACATGACTCTTGACGCAAAGATCGACTCCCCAATCTATGAATTACTGAAGTTCAAGATTGGGGAGTACCCGAATAAAAGAGTTGCCATCCAGCTTTTCATAGATAGTGATGACTCGCCTTTTGCTACTCTAACAACTAACCTGCCGGATAAACATCTTGAAGAAGGAGAGTTTTTTATAAAAGATTGGAGCGAGAATGAGGAAGTCGCCATACTTTGTATGGCATCAGGTTTGTTTAAGAATACAGGTAAAGGTGTTCATTCTGGATTCGTTTCAGTTCCAATCTGGAGATTTTCAGAGGAATAAATCATTCGGAGGTGATATAAATGTCAAAAGATAGAGAGGAATTTTTTAAATCAATTGAAGATTTCATCAATAAATCAGATGCTCCTGAACTATCGGAGGATGAACAAGAGAGTCTTTTATTGATAAATACGGCTTATAAACATGTAAAATTCATAAGAGCCGTTTTTCCAGCAGTCGAGTTTTTAGCGTCTAGCGCAGCAGGGCTCAATATGGGATCGATATTTGTTAAGCATCTAGGTCTTGCTGCTAAGGAGATCAGTGAGAAGGCTTCTCTTAAAGGCCTTGGTATAGACATCATATTTTTTGATGCTCTCGCAAAGGGAGCTGTATCGGCGGGTTTTCATGCCCACACTGCAAATCCTGAAGCTTGTGAAGGATGCTCAAACAAAGATAGTTGTGAACTTTTGAAAGATGAGGAGAGAAAAAAATGAGCACAACTATAGAGCTTGTGTTAAATTTGGACACAGTCCCATATCATATTCGTGAAGGAATTGAGCAGTACATCCGTGTAGGACGTCCAGTCGGATCATTCCTCACCGCTGTAATTTGCAATGATCTAAAAATAGCTGTGATGAAGGCAGATGACTTTAACCTGCCTCGACTGGACGATATCGTTAGATTCTTCTATAATCAAGCTCCCCACGCTTGTTGGGGATCAAAGACGATAATGGATGAATGGATAAAAATCAGGGGCTGGGAGGGATATTCAAAAACGATCAAAGTTCATAGGATTTCCGAAACACCGATAAGAGTTGAATCTCCGTAATTTTAACGGTGTAAAAATTCAAAGATAAGTGAGGTGATTTGATGGTAGAAAAAGAAAATAAAAGACCCACGACATATTTAGGAGATGGCGTCTATGCCATATTCGATGGTTTTGGAATATGGCTTCATGCTAATGATCATAGAGAAACACATGCAACTGACAGGTTTATCTTGAGCCTGAAGTATTAAAGTCTTTGAACGATTTTGCTAAGAGACATTTAATCCCGTAACCCATCGGAGATAGGCAAATGAATTCTGACTCAACCATTCACGATCCTACCGTATCTGATAAATACTTAAACGAGTGCATCAAACACCGAGCCACTTTTGGCGTAACCAGACATCCCTTAAGCGAACCTAAAGATTGTCCAGACCTGTTCTGCCAAAAAGGATGTCCTTTCAACCTACATGAGGAGGTGCAAAATGAAGGAAGAACAAAGGATCAAGAAAGAGATCAAGGATCTTGAAGAAATGTTCGATAAAAAAAGATCAAAACCTATTGCATTATTTCGAATCACACGAAAAGCGAAGCGATTGACAACCCGATTAGACCACCTCAAAAAAGCGAAATATGCTGATACAGACCCACGTCCTCAACGCCTCAAACGGGTGGGATCTAAGTGGTCAACATATCATCCGTCCATGGGACGCGCAAAGGAGAAGATAGTTGCACGCCGGAGGCGAAATAACAAGATCGCGGCAAAGAGCAGGAAAGTAAATCAACGCAGGGCGGCATAAGTGGCTTCATCAGAAGAGGAGAGCATAAATCGTTCTCCTCTTCGAATGAATTCATTTGAAAGGAGGTGATATAATGCCAAACGATTTTAAAATTGGAGATCAAATCGTCTACGTTCCCGATCACGCAAAAGGTGATGTTAATCACAAAGATGCAGAACGAGGATTTGTTACAGGCGATTCTGTAAAAGGAGATAGTTATTTCTGTAGATATTGGGTTAAGGGCAATCCAGGAATATTAAGAACAGTAGCAAATAGTGAAGCAACTCCAAAGATGAATCTCGTAAAACAGGATTCAGTTCTTAAGGAGATTGTAGATATAATGCTAAAAGGACTTGGATATTTTGATACCTAACCGAGATTTTAAACATCATAAAGGAGAAAATATGGAAGTCGAAATCAGAGGACTAGAAGACAGTATTGAAAAGATTGTAAAGAGATGTATAGTCAACCAATCACGTGAAATGGAAGTATCTCTGAGAAGAGAGATCAGAAAAGAGGCTGATGACCAGGCATTCAACAGAGGAGCCTCTTGGTCGACTGGTGAAAATGAAGCATTCAAACGAGAGTGGATTGAATTAATCGGAATCATTGCCAAACGTCATGGTCGTAGCGTTAATGGTATAACCTCTCGATACACTCAACTCCGCAAGGCGGGTTGGAATCCATACTATTCATAGGAGGAACAACATGTCGGCTACATTAGATGACCTTAGAAGGGTTGCACGTGAGTACAATGCGGCAAAGGATAAGCTTACAGCTGCTCGTGATAGACACACTGATGCAGTTAATGCTTGGGATAAAGTCGTTGGTGACGCAAATCCTCAAGTAGTGGATTTATACTACTCTTCATTAAAAAAGATGTCCCTCAAAAGTGAGATTGAAGTCGAAGAGGATGAAGAAGCTTAAATCTATTGAAGATCCACCAAACAAGGAGAAGCAAAATGGCAAAACGTAAAGATGTCATGTTGGCATTACCACTTGATGTTCGACGTCTCGAGCATTGGCCAAAACCATTCATTGCTCAACCAAAAGTGGAAGGATTAAGAAATCGAGCGATCCTTAAACGATGGCCTGGAGGAATTCAATGTGAGTTGTTATCGTCTTCTGCAGCTGAAGTTATCTCAGTTCCCCATATCAACAAGCAACTTGCAGATCATATGAGACGAGATATCTTTACAGGAGACACTGTCGAGCTTGATGGTGAACTCTACATCCATGGAGTTCCATTCAGTGGGCCAAGCAATTCAATCTCAAGCATCGGCAGGCGCACGGTGAATCGACATCCGGAATATGAGAAAATGGAGTATCATATTTTCGACATCATAAATGAAAATGTTCAAATTGATAGGACGTTTCATTTAAAGATCTTATCACAAGCATTTAAAGATTCGATTAAACATGTCGATCATGTCTTACTCAAAGATTCGAATGATGTTGCTCGATATCTTGCAGATTGCATGGCCGAAGGTTACGAAGGAATTATTCTTCGTCATCCTCAAGCATCTTATCAACGTAAAAGAGTTTCATCTCTCATGAAGTTTAAACCGAGAAATCAAGACGCTTATCGCATCGTCGGAGTCAATGAGGAAATTTCAAAAGATGGTCATCCTAAAGGAACATTAGGGGCATTTATTTGTGAGAAGAATGGTCAGCGTTTCCAGGTGGGATCAGGTCCAGTTCTTACAAAGCTAGGCCGTCAAGAGATGTGGAACTATAGAAACGTTATCACGAATGGAGAACATGTAGCAGTTGTTAAGTATCAATATTTAACCATCGGGAGAGACGTTCCATATTCTCCCGTAGTCATTGAAGTAATTCATAAAGATGATTATCTAGAAAAAGAGGAGGTGGATAATGAGAATTAAGTTGCTCGTAACGAGTCAATGTAATGGTGCATGCGCCCATTGCAGCGTTAGACCGTGGATGAAATATCATGAAAAAGATCCATATCATCTTTCGATGGAAGACCTTGATCTCTTTTGTGATACTACCACATATTCTAAATACAAACCCGAAAGGATCGCTCTTATTGGAGGCGAACCTTTGATGTGGAAAAACATCGTTGAAGGTACTTTCCTTCTTGTGAGTACATTTCCAAAGAGCGAGATCATAATGACCACGAACGCCTTGTTGATGAAAGAAGAGAATCTAAACTTCATCGAGATGGTAGCAGATCACATCGACTTCTTCCGTATCTCACGTTATTTTGGAAATGAAGAAAACATTGAGTTTGCATTGAAACATTTTCCATCACAGGTTAAGGTCGTAGATCACAGAAACCGAAGATTTCTTCCAGCGAGCCAAATTGTACCATGGGATTTCCATGTCGATTGCGATTGTCCTGGATTTACTATCTGCGGTGATCAAATCAGTTACTGCTCTCCTATGAGAACAATGGGACATCTTCATCCAATAGCCAAAGAAGATACAGTTTTTAGCTGGATAACCAAAAAGGTGGAGATGTATTACATGAATTTCTTTCCAGATGTTTATCCTTATCAGTTAAGATCTTGTCGTTCTTGTATAGGAAATAAAAACCTTCGAAAATATTGTATACAGGTTCCAAACATCGTAAAATGAAACGTCTGCATATAAGTGGAATGCATGCTGAGAAATACGTATGTCCCTTCTGTGATTGGAACACATTTGTATATCGTCCAGCATCTAGGCTACGAGAAATCGGTCATAAGAAATGGATGTATTGTTTCAAATGCAAACGTAAGAGAAACCTTATTCATGAGTTTGAAGTTTAGGAGGTGACAAATGGAAGATCTGTCTATTTTATCTCAATTTATTATCATTATACCATATCTGATTTTTGTTACCACAGTCATTATAGAGGAGATCACAATCATTACAGAGGAGATCAAAACCTATGAAAGATTCAACAATTAAAAAATGGAAGCGAGATGCCCTCGAAGTCAAATTCGATTGGACCGCAGATGCTGGTCCTGAAGGCAAACTCATCCGAAAAATGGCAGATCGGGTTGCCGAACTTGCATACGAACTTGAAAGCCGAAAAATAACCTTCCCGAGAACTACAGATGATATGAAGTAAGCCTCTATGCAGGCCCATCTGGGATAACTGCCAATATCCGAAAAAATAACTTGACAAACATTTTTAAGTGTGTTACCATGCAGTAGAAAATGTTTCAGTATCTCCGTATTTTTAACACTCTGAAATTACAAAGATGGAAGGAGGGGGAGCATTATGTGAATGATATAACAAAGTTCGAGTTTTTGATTTGGATAACCATCGCTATTATTTTTTTGACTAGCATCATATCAGTCGTTGGTAAGCATAAACCCTTAGAGCGTAGAATTGAGTATCTCGAACAAACGATCGAAAAAATGAAAGGAGGTGAACATCCTGGCTAGAGTAGATTTTATTAACCCTATTACCCCTTAAGGAGGATCAAGTTTTATGAAAACGATCAAAAAAAGCGTTAAAACGGATGGAAAAATTATTGGTGAAATTGAAGTTCCGCAGTATGACAACGTCGCCGAAGCAGTAAAAGGCCTCACCGAGGCAACTGCTCTCAGCAAACTTAATCGACAAGTGGCCTCCGATTTTATGAACGAATTCCGGGCATCTCAAACACGGGATATTTCGCCTATCAACAAGCTCCAAAAGATGGCGAAAACCAACCCAGAATTGCAGACTAAAATTGATGCCCTGGTCGCAAAATACGGCGTCGTCGATACAGCCGCTGGCGGCACATCAAAACCTACTGGCGGAGATAGAAAGTAGGCCGGTTTATCATGAACGTGTAGTTCGATTTTGCAACAAAAGGCACGCTGATAAAGAAAACGCAGCGTGCCTTTTTAAGGAGTTTATTTATGAGCGATTACACACTTCGCAATATACCAGGAGACCTACACAGGGCATGGAAAGCAGCATCGGCAATGAAGGATATCACAATGCTAGATTACTGTTTTATCGCACTAAGGGCTATGATTAAACAAGATCTCCAAAAGCAAGCCGGAAGCCAAAAGAAGGAGCAAGAAAGTTAATGGATATAAAAAATCTATCTGAAAAGGAGCTGCTTGATCAACTGACTGAGATTAGATCTCGTCGAAAGACTGGATTTACGTCCCGCAAAAAATCAAAGCCGAAGAAGGATGAGGTCATTATGGATTCTCTTAAAGGCTTAGATGACGACATTGCGACAAAAATCCTTGATGAATTGCTGAAAGATGAATGAATTTAAAAAGCCATAAAGGAGAAAACATGGATAGATTTTCACATACTAAGATTGATACATACATAAATTGTCCCATGAAGTTCTACCGCCGGTATATCCAAAGAATCGTCCCGATTAAGAAAGCAAAGCCATTGGCTTTAGGATCATGTATGGCTGCAGGTCTTGCAGCATTTAGAAACCCCGAGACTGCATTAGCGGGATTAATCAAAGAAGCCTCAGCTATGAAAAATTCGCCAGAGGGTATCCAAGAAACTCTTGGTGCATTGTCGCCTGCCGAACTCGCTGAAGATGCTTTTATGAAAACATGGGCAGAAGAGGAACGAGTACTTGAGCTCGTGCGAGAAAACGATCCTCTGAGATCAATTCCAAGAGCATTAGAAATTTTATCTGAATATTGTAAAACGTATGTCGACGATGCTGAGATATTTATCCAACCAGAAATTGTCTTCAAAGAAGAGATTGCTCCTGGAATCTTTTTTGAAGGTCGTATTGATGGTGTCGTGAAGCTTGCCGATAATCAGGGCATTGCTATTGATGAAGATAAAACGGCATCGCGTCTTGGAGATTTTTACTTCAAGCAGCTGAGATCGTCATATCAGGTTTTATGGTATCTCTGGATTGCAAAACATCTCAAACTTTTCGAAATTTACGGATCTCAAAAGCCGATGCTTTTAATGAACGTGGTTTATATTCATGCAAAAAATTTCCGATTTGAACAACAACTTGCGATTAAAACGAATCGAGAAGTTGATGCATCCTACCAAGACTTGCTCATGTGGATCAAACAAATTCAATGGGCTATCGAAACTAATCACTTTCCCCAAGCTAACTCAGAGATATGTCTCAAATATGGCGGATGTGAGTATCTCCCGCTACGTAATGCAAGTGAATCAATCCGGGAGACATTGATAAAAACGAACTATAGGCCGTATCTTTCAAGAGAAGAGGAAGAGAAAAAACGTGCTGAGAAGCGACAAAAAGCTTTGGAGGAGACGCAATGATCACACTACTAATAGGCGTACCAGGATCAGGAAAAACAACCGCTGCATGCACAGCACCTCCACCAGTTGGATTAATTGATGTTGATGGAAAAGCAGATCAAATGCATAATATCCAACACCTTATCAAAAAAGGTGATGTCGTAATCGTTCCCGTTAAATCCAAAATGGTGGAAGATACTTTTGAATATCGTGCCCTTAATCCGGATAAAGGACCTAAAGAGCAGCCGAAGGGTTACATTGAAATCGTTAATATGCTTAACTCAGCCATTGATAATGATGGAATCTTTAAAGATTTTAAAACGACATGTTTAGATTCCCTCAGCAGGACTGTCGAACACATGAAACGCCTTTTAATCTACCACCGAGCCAAGGGAAAGTTTGGTAAGATTAAGGATGACAAAAAGATGGAAGATATGAACTGGCCCTCATGGGGATCATACCTTTCAAATCTTGAGGAGATTTTTGGAGCTGCCGCTGGATACTGGCCAAAAGGAAAGCATTTTGTATGCTGTGTCCATGAAAAAGAGTATACTGAGAAAGATCCCATTACAGAAGTCGAGATCACCAAGGGATACTGGCCAATGATCGATGGCCAAATGCGAGAAAAGCTTGCTGGATATTTTAATGAGGTTTATTTTATGCAAAAACAAAACAGGATTAAAAAGGGAGTTATTCCAGCGGGTATTGATTATCACTTCCGCACAATGGGAAAGAAGTATTGTGCAAGGACATCTTACAAACTCGATGAATTAGTTGAGCCGAATCTTTCAAAGATCTTAAACGAGGAGTAGCTTTAATGGAAGAGATTATTTTAGAAAATGGCAAATATAGATTTTATGTAAAAGATGACATTCTTTGTTGCGATAGATATGGAGAACCCTGGAGAGATTTTATTGGTGATAAAGCAGTTCATGCTCTTTTTCAGGAATGTCTTGAAAGAGAGGAAAAATGAGCCAAACTAAGGTTGTATGTACAGGAGATGGAGCATACGACATTTACATCGGTCGTATAAGAGGAAGTAACACACATTACGGTAATCCATTTATTATTGGTCGTGACGGATCAAGAGAAACAGTCATAACCAAATGTCGTAACTGGCTTGCAGGAGTTGCTTATGCTCATATCCAACCCAAGAGACGAAAATGGATTCTAGAAAACCTTTATGCACTCAAAGGAAAGAGATTGGGATGCCCTGGAAATTGCAAACCGGGAGATTGTCATGGGGATATATACGTTGAGCTTCTCAAAAAGGAGGAAGACAATGAAAAAGATCTTCGAGAAAGTGAAGCTGGAGGGAGGTCCAAAGAAACTTGATGGTAACATAATAGAAGTTGAAAAGGGCGCACCCTACTGTGAGGTTGATTTAGGAGATGTTACAAACATTTATATAAAAGTTCGTGGCCCTTGGGATATACCTCTTTATCGTTATATGGGGTATCGAAAATGTGACATTACTGAAGAGACTCTCATGGAGCCTAATTATTTGGAGGATATCAAATAATGCCAAATGTTGAGTTTAATAAAGAGTTAACTGGATTCTGTCCAGATTGTGGAAGCGCAGTTTATTGGGATGAGGATAATCTTGAGTTTGTACATACTTGCGACTGCCTTATAGGAGTAGATAACAAATGCCAAAAGGAATCCCATTAACAGACTATCAGAAAAGTCGTATCATTTATCTTCTTGAGGTTGAGCATTTAAATATAGATGTTGTTATTGAACGCCTTGGGATAAAAAAGTTAACGATTATAAGTTTTATGAAACAGTTGAGAGGTAATTCATGGAGAGATACGTAGTAGGATTTGCTTTTAACAAAGATGCAGGAGAGATTTTACTCGTAAAAAAGTTACGCCCAAGATGGATGAGAGGGCTTCTCAATGGTATCGGTGGTCATATAGAAAAAGGAGAACCTCCTTTAGATGCCATGAAACGAGAATGCAAAGAAGAAACAGGGATTACTCAGATAACATGGATCTATAAGGGTATCATGAATGGCACCAATAATGATATGAAGTCTTTTGAATGCCATATTTTTTATGCTCACAGTCAGAACATCTATCGATATAGGCAAATAGAAGATGAGCAGTTAGGAATTTATCAAGTTTCAAACCTTCAGCGAGAACAGATGATATCAAATACTCGCTTTTTGATTCCACTTGGAGCTTATCCTCAAAACGGATTAACTTTTATACATCTAGTTTATTAAGGAGGTATAAGAAAGGAGGTGAAATTAGATCTTATTAACCCTTAATCCATAACGCAGGAGGAAAATGTTATGCCAAGAATCAATGTAAAGTTGGATGAAGTAGAATCAGGATTTGAGATATATCCTGATGACAAGTACATCGTAGAAATCCAGGAGTCCAGCAAGACCAAGAAATCTGAGAACGGGCCATATATTCTATGGATCGGTAAAATTCTGGAAGGAGAATTTGAGGACAAGATGGTCTCTTGGAACACATCCTTACAAGAGCAGGCCCTCTGGAACCTCAAGGATATGCTGGAAAAGATTGGCGTCGATTGGGATGAGGATGGATTCGAAATGGAAGATGTCTTCGGTCTTCAGATCATTGTCGAGAATGAGGTCCGAAAATATGATGGTCGGGATCGAAATAACATCATCAATTATTTTTCGGTGAATGAGTCTGAAGAAGGCGAGGGAAGCGAAGATTAATCGAGTGGTAAGATTAGCGAGCAGGCAACGCTATCCCTGGATACAAGCGCGGGCAATTTGGCTCGGTAGGAGAGTATCCCTTGGCTCGCTTTTCTGCCACTTATTTGTGAGGAGCTCATCACTTGAGAAGGATCAGAAATGTCCAAAGATCTTTCAACATGAGCGGTGGAAGTCCGTGTTAAGATAGAGCTTCTCACATTAAGGAGATTTAATGGCTAGAATGAGGATAAATCCAAGGTGGGCAGAAAGGATGAGAGAGCAGCTTGGAAGAGCTACAAATCTAATTGATCCCATCTCCTTTCCACCCGAAGTTGTTAGTTTTAATCCTGGAGCCCAATGGTTAATCGCAAGCATGGCAGACGCCGGATTGATTCCCAAAGTGGAAAATCTTGGTGCAGGAGTTAAAAGAATCGGAGTTAAAGAATCTTGTTGTAAAACCTGTGGCAAGCCTTTTTGATGGAGATGTCGAATGAATAGAATAGATAAAATAGTTATACTAATCGCCGAAGAAGCTGCTGAGCGTGGTGATAGTGGTAATGATGTCCGAGATGTTTATTCTGTTTGTATGGAGATTGACAAAAGAATAATTTCAATAATGATTGAGCTTAATAAACAAATAGGAAAGCTATGAAGGTGATTAATCTTTATAATTTTAGCGGGGTAAAAATATGAACAATAGTTTTATTTATCCAAAAACGGAAGAAGAGATGGACAAAGTTTTCAGAATCTTACGAGAAGAGGTTATCATTGGTAAAGATCTTTTTCGGGAGATTTATACAATGGGCTATACACAAGGAGCAAAAGATAAGGAAGAAACTATTTTTGAGATGTGAGGAGATAGACATGACAATAGATAGAAAAGCACATTTATACAAAGATTATAAAAAAGTCGGTGCACCTATTGAAACCGTAACAGTTTTGCACATCGGTACAGTCGCCGATGAAGGCGGATCAATGATAGCTGCATCTGTAGAAAAGGAAGACGGAGAAGTCATCGAAGTGGGTCATGACAGCCTGAAATTCATAGAAGATTGAAACAATGGCTCATCGAAATTTGTTACATAAATCTAAACTTAATGACTTCAAGGAGTATCTCGATTCAAAAGACATCGCTTATCGTCCAGGCAAAGGTCCCTGGCAAGCGCTGCAAGTTCAAGTACCTATACATGGATGGCAATGCATTTTTATACGTGCTAACATGCTTGAGCATTACACTGTACAAGATAAACTATATTTCACTGTAAAAAGATATCTAAGAAGCAGAAAATAAATATTTATGCTGCGAGTGGTGGAAATGGCAAACGACGGATACACTGGAGTGCAGGGAAGACGTTGCGGCCAGATTGCCATTGGAGACACCTTGGGAGAAAATCCCGAGCCACAGTGATGTGGTGCAGGTTTAAATCCTGCCTCGCAGCACACTTATGAAAGGAACATAGATGATTACTCAAATCGCAATAGTTCTTTTTTCATGTATATCCATCTGGTCTCTAGCCACTAAAAGATACCGTTTTGGGTTCCTTATAGGCATCTGTGGTCAACCTTTTTGGATTTATGCAACATATACATCAAGTCAATGGGGAATGTTTTTAGTGAGTTTATGGTTTACAGGTAATCATGCTTATGGTTTATGGAAACATTGGAGGACAACATGAAAGGCAAAATTTTTTGGTTCGATGTTGAAACATCAGGAATTGACCCGAAAGAACATGCACTACTAACCCTTGGAGGGGTTGTCGAAATGAATGATCAAATTGTAGATCAGATCGATCTAAAATTTCGACCATATGAAAATGCTAAAGTCGCAGGAGATGCCCTTGAGAAAAATAACCTCACAATAGAAGAGATTATGAAGTTTCCTCCACCTAGGGAATCCTTAAACAGATTAAGATGGTTTCTCAAAAGATTTGTTAATAAATATGATCGAGATGACAAACTAGTTCTGGCTGGTTATAATACCCCTTTTGATATCAATTTTCTTCGAGCAGCCTTCCTCAAGGAAAATGATAACTATTTCGGAAGCTGGTTTTTCTGGCCATCGATTGATGCCCAAAATCTTGTTGCAGAGATGGTAGCCAAAGGTCTTCGACTTCCGAATTATCAGTTAGAGACTGTATGTAAACATTACGAGATTGAAATAGAGGCTCATAAAGCGATCTCAGATATTATCGCAACAAGGGATTTGTATCTTCTTTTAAAGGCGGAGCTAAAATAATGTTTTATGAATGGTTTTTATGGCAACTTGAGTATCTAGATACAAGCTCTCCGATGCATAAATGGCCTATCAATAATTGGACAAAAGAAATATTTGTTGAGGTTTATGCAAGAATAATAAGGGATTAAAATGACCGATTGGAAAGAGCAAGAAAGTGATCCTATAGTAAACATCAAGACAGCAATGAAGATAATAGGAAAGAAAGATAAGTTAATACCAGATACATACATCACAACTCTAAAAGGATATAAAAAACTAAAAAAGGGATTTAAAGAAATACCTCACAAGGATCTAAAATGATAATCTTAAGCGATGGCAATCGAGTTCGTCTTGCACGAATCGGTCAAGGATGGACCCTCCAAAACGTTGCAGATCGTATTGGATGTTCTATATCCTATCTCTCAAAAGTCGAACATAACACTCGACCGATTCCTAAAGATTTAGTTATCTTAATGGATTCAGTTAGAGGAACAGATTGGTATGACGCTATTGAAATGGTTTTTCATATGGATGAATATGTTTTAAATGCTGTTCGAAACGCATTAAAAATTAAGGAGGATTAGATGCCAAAAATCAAGGTTGAAGAAGTCATAATTACTTCTCGAGCTCGGATGGAATTAGGAGATGACTACGAACAACTCAAGGAGAGCATTGATAAACGAGGATTAATTCATCCTATTCTCGTAAATAAGAAAGATATGACTCTTGTCGCAGGATTTCGTAGGCTATCATGTCATATAGATCTCAACCTTGGTATTATTGAATGCAAATTCAAGGAAGATCTTACCGGAATGGAGAAAAAACTTTATGAGCTTGAGGAAAACATCCACAAAGAACTCACATGGGATGAAAAAGCAAAGCTTCGTACCGAAATCCATAACTTATATCAGAAAATTCATGGTGAGGCCGTAAAGGGTCATAAATCTGAGGGATGGGGTGTTGAGAAATCTGCAGAGCTTTTGAATGTATCTGCAGCTACAATTTCTCAAGATACGGCTCTTGTACATGCTATGGAAATTCTGCCAGGATTGAAAGATATGGCATCACGTCGCCAAGCATTAAAAGTTTTAGATAAAGTAAACGAGACTGCTATTTTAACTGAGCTTGCTAGGCGAGAAGCAGAGAAAGATCAAATGGTCTCGATTCCTTATCTTTTATATCATGGAGATGCTATAGACATCGTCTCAAAGAGAATCGACAATGACACAATTGATCTTGTTATATTTGATCCTCCTTGGGGAATAGATGTTCATCGTATTGCATCCTCTCGCGGTCCTCGTGGAGAGAAAACATCCTATAAAGACGATACTGAAGAGTCTGCAATCAAACTCACCATGAACCTTCTCCCAGAACTTCATCGAGTTATGAAAGAGGATGCTCATTTATATATGTTTATTGGGATGCAGTATAAAGATTTTTATATCGATCTTCTTTCAGGGTTCCAAAAATCTATCGAAATGTGTGAGATCATGGCTGTTAATTTTCCTAATCTCAGTCTCCACTATGATAATCTTCTAGCCAAAATTCAAGCGCATGTTGAGACTCTTACGTGGAAGTTTCATGTCGAAGAGATTCCCTTAATCTGGGTCAAGGAAGGTGGAGGATTCACAGATTTCGAGAATAAGTTTATGCCACGATATGAAACAATTCTTTTCTGCTCCAGAGAACGAGTTCGTCCGCTTAATGAACCCACGTCAAATGTATTCAACATCAACCGCCCACTTACTACTGAGAGATATCACACCCAAGAAAAGCCGATTGAGTTGATCGAGCGCTTGATCAAAGTATCCACTCAACCTAATCAAATTGTACTTGATCCCTGTGCCGGCTCATTCGTTACCACAGTTGCTGCAACATTGTCGGGCAGGAGATCAATTGCTATTGATAACAATAAAGAGGCGTATGAAAAAGGGCTTGCAAGGATTTCGGGATTAATGGCAGAGGATGGTGAAGAAGGAGAGGAGAGCGAAGAGTGAAAAACGTAATGCTTGATCTGGAAACAATGAGCACATCAAATAACGCAGCTGTCATTCAAATCGGAGCAGTCTACTTCGATTTTACGGGAAGGACGAGCAAAGATCTTTCAATTAATATCGATCTATCAACTGAAATGACAAGTGGATTTGGAGTTGATGCATCAACCATTCAATGGTGGATGAATCAATCAGAGGAAGCAAGAAAATTCATTTTTGGAGATCCTTTAGTTAAGTCTGCTGAGGCATGGATGAATCTTGATCAATTTCTAATGTCAGCGGAAAGCATTTGGTCTCATGCAATGTTCGATGGAGTTATTATAATGAATCATTTTAAAAAACTTTTTTCAAGATTTAATACATCTTATCGAATCATGAGAGATATTAGAACACTTATCAGTCTTTCAAGAATGGATCTCGATAAATGGAAAGAAGAAAATCCACGAAGTCCAGATAATATTGCTCATACCGCTCTCGATGACTGTTATTATCAAATTCGATATTGTTGTTATGCGATGAGCCTTTTATGAAAATTCTTGAAGAATGGAGGAAAAACAATGCCAGAAATAATGACGACAAAGGAACTAGCAGCATATCTAAGACTTCATGAGGTCACCATTCAGCGATATGCCGCTGATGGAGTAATTCCGTCTATTCGTATTGGACGATCTTGGAGATTCAGCAAAGAGGAAATCGATAAATGGCTTGCTGGAAACCTTAAAAATGAGATTGGTTCTATTGATAAGAAAGTCTGGGAGGGACTTAAAACAGATGGAGCCGAATAAACTATCAAAAATTTTCAGACTTGCATCACTTAAAACGAAAGTATCTGATATAAGAGGAATATTAGATACATATACTCCTGATAATCTAGAAGATACTACGCATCTAAACATAATTCTTGGTAATCTCAATAAATGGAAATCTAGTTTAATCAACCGATTAGAAAAGGAAATTAAGGAATGAACCAATTCTTAGAAGGTAAAGTAAAAGTTCCTGCTGCAGGACCTGCAGATGCAGAACTCGTCTTTATTGGCGAAGCTCCTGCAAAAAATGAGCTTTTTGAAATGAAGCCCTTTGTCGGATCAGCAGGTCAATATTTAGATAAATTATTCAATCTTGCAGCCATTATCCGAGAAGAGGTTCGTCTTGAAAATCTCTCAGAGGTCCGTGCTCCTGGAGATAAGATTGAAAGGATGTCATATGAAGAAATTAAGTATTGGGAGAGTGATCTCATCGCAAGAATCAATGCACTTCCAGATCCCAAAATTCTTGTTCCTATGGGGGCTTATGCACTTCGTGCACTTACGGATAAGAAGTCCATCACGCATTTTAGAGGATCGCCTCTACAGCCTAAAAACGCTATCAAACATGACTGCATTGTCATTCCAACATTACACCCGTCAAATCTTCATTATAACTACAAAGTATGGATTCTCATTGTCGCTGATCTTATTAAGATCAAAACTATTGCAGACAAAAATTTTGAGTTTGAGTTTCCAACATGGGATTTTATCATTAAACCTGATTTCGACAAGGTGATGGAGATTCTAGACTTTTTAGAGACCAATCCATCAGAATACTACACTATTGATGTCGAAACCCCTCAGAATGTGTTATCAGCTATTGGAATCGCATGGAATCGTCGCGAGGCTATCTCTATCCCACTCTATAATGGAGATAGATCAAACTACTGGAGCCTTGAGCAAGAAGCATTTATATGGCGCAGAATGTCTCAAGTTCTTCCTGAGTTGGACATGGCAAATCAGAATGTATTATTTGACTGGAGGATTCTAGCTGAACATGGCCTCCATCTCAAAATGCCTACATGGGACCCAATGCTTATGCATCACTGCCTCTACAGTGAAATGCCTCACAAACTCGATGATATCACAAGCATCTACACAAACCTTGAATTCTATAAAAAGGATGAAAAGGAAGAAAAAGGATCTTCCTTAAGGCCAGGAGGTGAAAAGAATCATTGGACATATAACTGTTTTGATTGTATCGCACCTCACTGGGCGATAGACGAACTTCGTAAAGAGCTCATTGAAGAAAAGATGATGGATGTCTATATTGATCTTTATGCAGAGATTATTCCAGTCATCTTTAAAATGAATATGCGTGGAGTTCCGGTTGATGTTCCACTTCTAGCCGATGTCCGCAAAGAACGTCAACAGCTTCTCAGAGACTATTCCCAAAACATCACAGACGAAACTGGATATGAGATAGATGTCGACCATCTTCTTGCTCCAGGTGGATCAAAACGACTGAAGGAGAATATGGATAAAATAAACATCAATTCTCCTAAACAAGTAAGCTTTCTTCTTTATGATCGTATGAGCATGGATAGATACAAAGGAGAAGCTACTGCAAAGAAAACTTTAGAGAAGTTGGCATATAAATATCAAACAGATGTACCTAAATGGATCATTGATATTCGATCAGCTAGAAAAGAGCTTGGGTTGTTTAGTGATGAAAATGTTGTCGATGGTCGTATTCTAACAGAATATTCCCCCAGAGCAGAAACTGGACGATTTAAGTCTCGAAAAGCATTTGGTAAAGGTGGGATGAATCTTCAAAATGTAAAAACTGGCCTCCAAAGAAGATTCTTCATCGCTGAACCTAACATGAGCCCAAAACAAGTTCTCCTTGGAGCAGATCAATCCCAAGCCGAAGCTCGTCTTTGTGGATGGTGGTCACAAGATAACGCTATGATAGCTCTTTTTGATTCTGGTGTTTCGATTCATATCCAAAATGGACTCAATGTATTTGGTATCGAATTGACAAAAGATGATCCTCTTTACACCATTGCTAAGTCGCTCATCTTTGGCGGAAATTATGGAATTGGCCCATGGAAATTTGCTCGTATGGCAAACATCCCTTTCTCAGATGCAAAATCACATATCGCAACATATCATGCAACCTATCCAGGCGTACATGCTATCTTTCATACTTATGTTCAACGAGAGATCAATAAAAGTCGGATGTTATATAATCCCTTTGGTCGTCGAGAAGTTTTTATTGGAAGAAAAGATGATGATACCTATAGAAAAGGATACGCCTTTCTTCCACAGAGTACGTCATCTGATATCAACAAAAAGGCGATGAAAGAGATTGATAAACATTACACAGTATTCTTGGAGTTACATGATGGTCTAGTTTTATCTGTTCCAGAACCTGAAGTGATGAATGCTGCTCACGCATTAAAAGAGGCCTATGATATACCTTTTAAAATCTGGGACGAGACTCATACACTTCCAGTTGAGATATCAGTAGGGCCGAATTGGGATGAAATGGAGGTAATTGATATATGATCGGAGTTATAGCAGAAACACAAAAACATTATCGAGACTATCTTAGAAGTAAAAAACTTGACTCAAGAAATCATAGGCATATTCAAGAAATAAGACATCTCCGTGGGCAAAGGTTTGAGGATATCGTAACTGTAGGATCTTATTGGAGAATGAAAATATTTAAAGAAATAAATTTATCGGAAATAAAAAAGATATTTATAAAAAGGGAGGGTTGAATGGACATAGAATACCTAGGAACGCCTTTCACTCACATCAATAGAGAGGTTGTTGAGTTGCGTTATAATCT